TCTCGCCTTCGTGACAATCTGCATCCACTCGCACAGTGCTCGTCACCGCGTCGATGTCAGTGAACACTTCTCGGGTCAACAACCCTTTCGATGCATCAGGCACCCAATAGACAGCTTGGTCGTCATACAAGCTGCAATGGATTGAGGGATTCAAACCCTCGGGCTTCGGCTCAGGTGCGACGATGCCAGCCCAATCGTAATTCGGTCCAACTCCATTTTCTTGTTTCATGTGTCCTCCTACTTCTTGTAGTATGGGCAATCGTACCCTTCTGCCGCGAGGACGAAGCCTAAGCCTTCGGCCCACTCGGGCGTCATGGTCAACGCCTTCAATAATGCCTTATGATCCAGCTTGCTGTCAAGTGGAGATTCACCGACAACTTCATCGTGGATCGTCATGATGATAAGGAAGCCCATCTTCTCAGCTTCCATCATCCCGTTCAGCAGAATGTCTCTCGCAACGGCCTGTACGACGTTCTCACAGAGCAACCCGCCGTAGAGCCTCTTCATGTTGAGGCCCATCTCATCCCAGCTTTCGTAGCTCACGCCCTCGCGTGTCGCTCCCCAATCCGTGACTTCCTCAGTCGCAACCGGACGGAGATAGTGCAAGTACCGACCGCTGGGCAACTTGATCTTGAGCATCTGTGGATTGCGTCCATCGACCACAAGGCCGCGAACGTAGACGCAGATGTTGAGTTTGACTGCCTTGACACAGGCCGCGTTCAATTCTTTCCAGAACGAAGGTATCTCAGTGTACTTATCTCGGAATGCGTTGACGTATCTTTTCGCAGTCGCTTCGTCCAGCGTGACGCCAAACGTCGCTGCGTACTCGATGAACTTTTCCCAGCCCATTGAAAAGCCGCAGCCGAGGATGATGACCTTGCCGTTCGCACGTTCCGCACTCGTGATTTGATCGTACGGTTTCTCAAGCAGGAAGGACATGATGTCCTTGTACAAGTCCAGCCCAGAGGCGTACGCATCAATCATCGTCCGGCAACCAGCGAGTCCCGCGAGTACGCGAGACTCGATCTGTGCCAAGTCACCGACGGAAAGTTTGTTTCCCGGTGTCGCTGCGAAGGAACTTCTGATCGTTCCCGCGACAGCTTCCATCATCGTGAACAGCTTGAGATGTTTCTTCGGCTCCTTGTCCGGGTTAAGGAAGTTCCATTCATCAATCTTGACGTTGAACTCCGTGACGATCTTGTGGATGTCCAGATTGCCGTTGCGAATCGACACTGTGACCGGGTCGAGAACTGTCGAGACGGTCTTGATCGCTTTGAACAAGTTCTGCAACTGCACACCACGTCCGCTCCATCGTCCGGTGTGAGCACCGTGATACATGAACTGGTTTCTAAGCCGACCGTCGGGGCCAACACGCAACAAAATGGATTCGAGTTTCTTATACGCGGAGCCGCCGAGTTTCTGTTTCAATTCGAGGAGCTTCACGACCGCCGGACTGAGGTTGAACCGTTTCTGTTCCTTCAGCCACTCCGCGACATGAGCTTTGTCCATCGAAGGCATAGACGCACCCTGCGATGCCATCCAGTCTTTCAACTGTTTGGGCGAGTTCGGATTTTCGCAGCCAGTGACCGACTTCATTTCTTCAATGATGCCTGCTGCTTCGACTTCAGCGTAGTGCTTCGCGTTCTCGACGAACGGACGATCAATCCAAACGCCCGCGTCATTCATTCGCTGGTCGAGCAACCAAGCCTGAATCTCACTCTGTGGCATCGGGCAGTTAAAATCAACAGCCGCATACCAGACAGCACGCTCCGCACGAACGTCCTGCTTACAATACTCGCAAAACTCGGCCCACTTCTCCGGGTCCGTGTTCCAATCTATGAAAAACGTCGGAGTGAGGTCCGGGTTTTTCTTGAGTTCATTTTTCTTTCTCTTCGACGGCTCGGAGAAAAGTTTCACAGGCTTGTTCTTGCCCGTGATGACCGTCTTCTTCATCTCGATGTCGATGTTGCACGCGTCCGCGGCACGATCCAAACCGATTGGCAACGCCATGTACGCACAGAGGACACTCGGATCGAACCAACGCTTCTGGGCCAATGCCATTTTGAGCTTGTAGGCGAAGATCGCTTTCTCGAAGTTGTAGTTCCACGCCATCAACATGACATCTTCGTCCGCGAGTCCGGCCTGGAGTTCTTCCGGCATGGGTTCGCCTAGGATGGGAAGCCACAGCTTGACCTCGTCTTCATCGAACGCCCACGCCAGCATGAGGACTTCCGTAGTTTCGTCCTTGGCGTACCTGTCAAGTCCGCAGTCCTTCAGATTGACGTAGCTCCGTGTTTCAAAATCAAGCCAGAGTTTTCTCATAAGTCCTTTAGAATCAGTTTACTACGTTCGTTGCCCTTTAGAATCAACAACTTAGGCCCCGAAAAACGAATCTAGTAAGTAGTATGCCCACCACCCCGTCTGTAACCTGTTGAAAAAAAGTTCTTTCGCGTATAGGGGGCTAAGGGCTATTAAACTACTACGTTCAATTCGCACTCCCGAAAAGCCATTTTTTCTTGTCCTTTGACCAGATGGCATCGTCGAAACCGAACTTCTCTTTGCCCCTGTTGCTCTTGAGGTTGAGGACGGTGAGTTTGTCGGCTTGGAGGAGGTTCCGCCACGCCTGATTCCACGCCATGAACCCGCCGTCGCACTTCGCGGCATTGCTGAATGCTTGGACGCCCGCCTTGGTGAGCGGACCCTGTTTGGTGATCGCTTTGATGATTCTCTGTTCGCATTTCTCGATTGCCCCGCCTTGATCCACAGGCCATAGCTCCTCACGCAACATGAGTTGATGTTTCGCCCACGCCCACGACTTCTCGACAAGAGCTTTGGTGATTCTTCGCTCTGGCGTGAATGCAACACGGATGAGCAAGTCACGTTTGAAGTGAGCTTCGAGACGTGACGCGTAACTCGCATCGGGAGAGTCTTGCTGAATGCGTGACTTCTCCGCGACGAGCCACTTTTGGAAAGACATGCGTGCGTCTTTCGCGTCGTCATCCTCGGGAGCGACGTAAGGCAGACCATTGTGATCGCCCTTGAATTGCAAGAGCCACTTCAAGGCTTCCGCGATGTTGTTCACCGCAGCATTTACTTTGTGCGTGTCCATCACGGCCCAATCGCCTTGGTAGTTCACACCTTCACTAAAGTCGAGCACCATGCGTGACAAGAACCCGTCACCGCCAGCACCTTTGCCTGCGACAGCACGGTCGTATCCTGCACGCGTAAAGTTCCCGGCCATCGAGAGCGATACGTTGGAAAATGACGACGAATTGTGTGTCAAACTGCCAACGGCTGACGCCTTTTGCTCATATAGCTCAAGCAATTTCGGAAACAGAGTCGAGCCTGCACCGTTGCCCTTTTCAAAGAGCGTTTTCATCTCGTCGAAGTAGAGAACGTGACTCTTGTTGTCATTCTCCGACAAAACTTTGATTGCATGTTCGCCGGATGAAAAGAATCCCGCCGGAGGAAACTTGACATCGTGCTTGGCCATCAAGTCGGCAAGTAAGATCACGCAACGATTCCAGCAGACGCTCTTACCTGATTCGGGTCGAGTCGAGATGATGCCTGTCCAGTGTCGCATGTGAAGCGTTTCTTCGCCGGGGAATACAATGTTGCCATCGAGCATCGCTCCCATGATGGTCTTCAGATCGGCACGAGCAAACGAAACGGGAACGAACGTCCCTTCAGTGATCGCGGTGGATAAATCTCCGACATAATCCCCGTCGATAGTTTCGAGCGGGATGTCAGGAATACCCGATGACGCTTCAGGATCAGGCGAACCGCAAGTGATAATCCCCACTGTTGGCGAGGCTTCGCACTCGTCACTCGCGGCCCACTCTGCGAGGTTGCGAATCTTCTCTTCGGGATAACTGTCGCCATTCTCGCAATGGTTGGAACAAAAATCTTTCAGTGCAACGTAGATCGCTTCTTCACCGAGGCCGAGGTTTTTGAGCTTGCCAGCTTTCGATTGAAGGTGATTCCACCGATTGCCTTCGGGAATGAGATTGCCGTCACCCGGCTTAAAGTCAGCCATCGTCTTGTGCTTCATCGCCGCGAGTTGAACCATGTTCTCGGGGAGCGATGCACACGGAATGTTTTTGATGATCGTGTAGAAATCATCTGACGGATGGAGGGAACCCGGACCTACAACGTAAGCCCCGTGCCCACGCAGTTCTCCCACGACGCCATCAATTTGATAGCCAGTTGTGGCTACGGCTCCCGAATAATAAAGGTGGAACCCCGCCGCAGTTTTTCGCCCAGAACGGACGATAAAGGTTTCGGGCAACCCCAGTTTTTGCATCCATGCGAATAGAGCCTGTTCATCAGCTAATCCACTATCGCAGTCAATGACGGTTAGATTACTCTTTCCACAGGCCACCCCATAATTCGACTCAAAACCGTCTAACCACGGACGGAGGGCGATGGATGGATCGTTGGTCGCGGAATTGACAGCATGTGGACTATATTTTACGAAAGGATTTTTCTCGTGTGGTTCACATGCGAGAATACTGAATCCTCGGGCCAAGGCGTCTTCGGCACTCGCTTTTAGTTTAGAAATCAGAAGAGGATCGCTCATGAGTGGCTTTCTAGATACGATGCTAACGCACGAAGCCTATTGGGATCGTATTGCACTTTACCCAAGGCATGATTACAACCATTTCCGACTATTCCCCGAAAGGTTAATTTTGTGTGATCGTGATCGGTTACCCAAACTCGGGAACACGCGGTGTTACATGCGTGACATATTCCTGCGAATGCCGCCCATGCAAGCATCGCCTTTGTGATCTCAATCTCGGGACATCCTGCACGTCGTAACATTCGACGAACGTAGCCCATCTTCAATTTGAAAGGATTATTGAGTGCCCACATCTTTTTGTTTTGTCTTTGTCGAGGAGCATCTAATTGGCGGCGTCGTTTAATTTTTGCAGCGTTTCGGGTACGCCAAATTTTATTCGCCGCAGCAACTCGTTCCCGATTTTTCTTTTGCCAGTTTTTGCACGATTCCCTCGCACGCTTAGGGTTGGCTAATCTCCATAAGCGGGTTCGTTCTTTCGCCGTCATCCAACCTCCGAACAATAAACATAGACGCCTCGATTGGCACCGAAGGCGTCTATTTAGTACACGGTGGGCTTGACGGTTAGAAGTTCTCTGCAACCTTGGCGGGAGCCGCAGCAGTGCGGGGCAGCACGGTAGCGATGTTGGCGTACGTCTTGCCCTCGCTCTCCTTATGCTGGATCACGACTTGGCACTTGACGCCAACGAGGTCATCCATGTCGAACTCGGCCCCGGCGGGAATCTTCAGGGTCGCCAGCAACTTGCCAAGCTGGGATTTGGAATGGAGGGACTTGGTCGCGGTCATGAAGACGTTGATCGGCTCTCCGGTCTTGCTGTCCTTTTGATCCTGAGCTTGGAACACGATGCGGACGCGGTCCTTGGTGCCAAACTGCGTGTCTTGCAGGCCGAGGTCATCGTACTTCGTGATAATCACGTTGTGCAGACCTTCGGACATTTGTTCATAAATCTTATCCTTGATTACAACTTTGCTCATCTGATTCTCTTTTCTGCCTCAATAGGCGAATGGGTACTACAGCGGACACACTACTGCTCGTCCACATAACCAGATTACCCTAGTGCCGCACGCTTGTCAAGTTTTTTCTCAGAAAAACTTTTGCTTGCAATCCAGTAGTGGACGTGTTACTCTGGTTTCAGTGGAGGGACACATGGCATTTGACATAGGGCAGCGTGTGACATCTAGTTTCACTGGGGCGGGCACCATCACTGGTGAATTGACCAAAACCGAAGACAAGGATGAATCGGGCAAAGTCTCGATCACGGGATATCAGGCGGTGATCTTCGACAACCCAACACTGGGCGAGAAGGTGTGGGAAGTCAGAAAGTTGAATCCGCTCGACGAATAGTCGGCAGAGATGAGGCGAAGTGGCTCGTAAACGTAAGGCTCTAAAGGAATTAGACTACGGATCAACAGAATACTGGAACAGGCTGTTGGTCGAGGAAGGGCTATCAATGAGTCGAGGATTGAACGCCGACAAGGTGGTCTATGTTGGTGATTCTCAACAACTTGACAAGATTCAGGAAGCCCGTTCTCAAAATGAGACAGGGCGGACGGAACCCAAGGATCAATGCGACTGAGCGTAAAGAAGGAGAGAGAGGGAAGAAAAAGAGGAGTGCTCCGAATAAGAGTCAACTATCTTTCCTTTCAACAGGTTAGCAGTCATAGGCGAAGTGTCTCAGTTTGAGAATTACGACCTTGTGGCTGAAACTCTGTGAAAATCACGATATTTATTTTTGGCTGGCCGTGCCCTCGGATTGACGATAACGGAAGTTGGGTCAAACACAGTAAAACGGTCAAAATTCTAACGCGAAACGGTGGTGAACTCCTCCTGTCGGCCTCACGGTCGGCACACCACCGAGATTGGGCTTCTAGCCCACCCAAGAGCGGCAGCATACCCTAATATGCTGCCGCTCTGACTCTTTAGGGAGAGTCCTATGGCCTATAAAAACCATGATGATGCGATACAACACGGTAGAAAATATCGTCAAACAGAGCGATACAAGGTCCTCCGGGCTTCGTGGCCGAGTAACTGTCGCAAATCAGGTTACAAACCCTCACTCAAAACCCGATTCAAAATTCTAATTCAAGGAGCGTTGCGACGAAGTCTTGAGGTTTCCATAACTCTTGATGAATATTCAGCCATCATATCGACAGGTATCTGCAGTTACTGTTCCCGGATACTACCCGATTTTGGACATGGCGTTGACCGCAAAGATAACACTCTCGGATATACCCTTGAAAACTCCGCTCCCTGTTGTGCAGAATGCAATGATATCAAACGGGATACGCTTACGTTCGATGAAATGGTGTGGTTGATGGCACGACGAAAAGCAGAGGGACGGGTATAATAAGTGTTGAGCAAGCCCTTTGACTTTTCTGGAGGAGCAATGAAGATTCTTGTCGCAGTGAAGACGTGTCATCGTCTGGATTATTTTTTCGACGATCAAACAATCGACTGGTTGAATCAGCGTGGCCTTCGCCACACAAACCAGCCTGAGCGTGTCGCAGCCCAGCGTGAGACGTTCATCAGCGGCCTTGGCGACATCGACTACAAGTTCTTCTACGGCTCCCGGCTCCGCTCGAATCCTGAGCGTCGAGTCAACCCGAACCTCAACGTCATGCGTGAACCCTCCGCAGACGAAGTGTTCTTGCCGTGCAGCGACCAGTACACTGCGAACTCGCAGAAGGTCAAAGCGATTTGCAAGTACGCACTCGCACACGAGTACGATTACGTCTGCCTCGTGGATGACGACACCTTCATATATCCCGACCGACTATTTGCGACTGACTTCACAGGCCATGATTATTCTGGCGGACTACAGGGATCATTCGCACCGGGCTCATGTGTCTTTCTGAGCAGCAGAGCAATGGGAATTCTCGTGTCGGCCCAGATTACCTCTGTCGCTGACGACTTGTGGATCGGCGATGCGATGAAGACGAACGGTATTTCTCGTCACTGCATCGACAGCATTCGGCATGGCTTTAATGATGAATATCGTGCGACTCTTGCTGATGCGAAATACGCTTCGATTCACTCTTGTACGCCCAGCATTATGAGGAGCCTATGGACGCTACGAACGATGTCGTCATTGGAACAGCCAAAGGATACGGATGGGCCAGTTTCAAAAACTACGCCGTCTCCCTCAGCGAGTCCGGCTTCCGTGGACGAAAAATCCTCTTTGTCTGTGACATCACCCGAACAGCCCGAGAAACCCTCACCCGCCTCGGATTTGAACTTGTCGATTACGTCAGCACCGGAAACAACACCGTCATCGAGCGATTCAGAATCTTCCGTGACTGGCTAGCGGTGAACAAGAAAGACATTCGGTACATTATACACTGTGATGTACGCGATGTCGTGTTCCAACGTGATCCGTCTCCGTGGATGGAACAGCAGACCGCGAAACTCTTCGGTGCCAGCGAGTTCATTCTTTACCGCAACGAGTTCTGTAACCCCGCGTGGATCGTCAAACTCTACGGCCAGCAGACTCTCGACACGCTTCAGAACGAAGAAGTCGTTTGTGCTGGCACTATCGCGGGAGAGGCCGACGCGGTACACCGCATCGTCTCCCGCATCTACGAATCATCGACCGACCGATTCGGTGACGACCAAGCAGCACTCAACGTTCTCTTGCGAACGGAGTTCAAGGACGAAATGAGAATCCCTCGTGCAGACGAAGGGTTCATCATGACCTCCGGTTGGTGGTTGATCGGGAATTGCAACGGCAACCCGGACCAACCCATCGGAAGAAATTCCAACCTCGTTCCTACGCCGCCGGAACTACGCGACGGTATCGCGTACCCGTTCGGAAGCGACACGCCTTATTGCGTCGTCCATCAGTATGAACGCGGCAACGCGTGGCGATCCAAGATTAGCGACCGCTGGACGCTACCGTGGCCTGTCGAGAACGACGCGGCTGAAGTCAAGCCCTCAAGAAAATCTAAGAGGGGAAACCTTACAAAGTATGCTGCTGATGGGTTGACTTTAGATTGGTTTGAAATGCATAATGTAGGTTAGGAGAAACCTATATGGCAGGAAAACGACGTACCCACTGTTTCAAGGGACACGAACTTACGCCCGAGAACACTTATCAACGTCCCGCAACGGGACAAAGGTATTGTAAGACTTGTAAGAAGGCAACTCAAAATACGACGGTTGCGAAAATCAAAATTGCGGAGGGGATCAAGAATTGGCACCTTCGCATCCGTTACGGATTAACCCCTCAACAATATGAGAAAATGTTGAAGGACGCAGATGGTCGTTGTAGCCTCTGTAAACGCCCGTGCGAAAAGTTGTTTGTTGACCACGATCATACGACTAAGAAAGTTCGTGAAATGTTGTGTCGTGCGTGCAACAGTGGGCTGGGCATGTTTGGTGATGATATCGAGTTGATGCAGCGTGCAATCGAATACGTTAAGAGGCATTCCAATGCCTAGATATTCGATTATCACTCCTACACTCTGCCGACCGACACTCAAACGTTTGTGCGACTCTATCGACAGTCAGAGTTCCGACTCGTGGGAGCACATAATCGTCACCGACTGTGTCATCACCCGCAAAGAGCAGGCCGTTCTCGATTCGATTAAGAAAGACCCGCGACGTAAGATCGTTGCTTGCTCACGCACGAAACACCCAAAAGATTTTGGTAACTTCGCAAGACGCGAAGCGTTCGATCTGACATCCGGCGAGTTCATCTGCCAGATTGATGACGACGATTACTATGCAGACGCAGATGTTCTCAGAACGCTGGAGTGTGTTACCTGGGTATGGGCAATTTATCCGGTACTCGCTCGGGGCAAGAGGGAACATCGTGATCCTCCCGGCATTGGTTTGACCGGGTCTGCAATGTTCATCTATCGCCGGGACACGGGCATCAAGTTCCCTGACAATTGTGACTATTCAGCAGACGGTCAAGTTGTCGAAGCTCTGAAGAAGTTGTATCCGTACCAAGCTCTGCCGAAAGTTCGGCCACTCGTGATTTACCCGATGGCGAATCACGGCATGACGCAAGATGAAATTAACCAGCGTATAGCGAACCAACCACAACGCATAAAGTATGCGAAGGACGGATTAACTATAGACTGGAACAACAGGGGATAATCATGAGCATCGTTGATGATTTGAAAGCCGAAGCCGCAAAGTTGCTGGCTGAGGCAGAAAAAGTTGAAGCTGGCGTTAAACAGGCCGTAGTCGATGCTTTTACGTCCACCGAAAAAGAAGCAGAAAAGGTTGAGGCCGAAGTCAAGGCCGAGGAAGTACCCGCACCAGTCGCACCAGTCGCACCTGCACCCGCAGTGACTCCGGCTCCGGCAGCGGTTCCCGCGAAGGTAGCTTTTAAGCCTGCTGCACGCGGTGGAAGTTTGCGTATCGCAGGCCAGTTATATCAGGCCGATGGGCTAACGCAGGAATGGAAAGGTTAATCTCATGGCGGCAATTTTAGAACCCAATGGTGCGGCGGCATCCGGTCAGCAACCCGCAGGCATCGTACAGCAATATCAATTGGCGGCGACTAATAGCAACGTCGATACTTCGACGGGCATCACGCCGTACGACAGCGGTACAATTCTAGGCACTGTTCCTCCCGGCAAGGCTGGCTTGAAGCTGGTCAACGGGACGGTTCAACGTGCGGCCCAGATTGTCGCGGACGGAACTCCCGGTGCAGTAGGCAACGCACTGGTCTCCACCTATTCGACTCTAAACACCGATCCGGTTCCTCCGGCGGGAAGTCATGCAAGCGATGGTCTGTCGCAAGCACCAGAACACGAATAAGGAGAAAAACATGCACACAATTCTATTTGCAGCCGCCGCGTATCTTGTAGGAGTTTTTACTCCTTCGGTTTCGCGTGAAGTCAAGTCTTGGTTCTCGAAAGAAGGGGCCAAGGTTGAAGCGGACGCCAAAGCGGACGTTAAGAAGTTGTAATCTCTATCGAATTCGCAAACCGCGAAGTCGTGCAGCCGACGGGCTGCTTGAGGGACGCTTCTGTGTAGAAATATCCAGAAGCGTCCAACGCGTTACGACAGAAAGCGTGTCGCTGTGCATCGGATTTATGATGTGCTTACGGACCCTTATCATTTTGCGGATTACTGCGAGTCCGCGTTAACCCCACAAGAGCTAATGACATTTCGGAGGAGCCGTGCCAAGACATTCAGAGCACAAAGTGTGGGCGACAAACGTCGCAAAGTTCATGGTCAAGAAGGCGAAAACCGACACTGAAAAACGACGTTGGATGAATATCTTTCTCGTTTTGACCGGACTCATCGATGTCGAGATCATGGACGACACGTCGGCAAAGCCCGCGTTGGCCAACGAAGTGCCGATGCCAAACATCGACGACGAAGTCGCAGCAAAGTTGAAGCGAATAAAAAATGGGGGATACGATGCCCAATCACCCGACAGTTAATCGTCAAGCAGTTGACGGGTTTCTGAAAGTGTACAATCAAGGCGGACTCTGGTTGCTGTTTGATGAAAAATCAAAAGATGCAATGATGAATTTTGCCAATGTGGTGCTTCGCTCCTACGTCACCGATCTGCAAGAGCAGGCGATGAAGCTGATGGCGGCTAAGAAAGCCATGATCGAGAAGCAAGCACAAGCCGGACAAGGACAAGCGGCCCCGACCGACGCGGTCGCGGCGATTCCAGTACCCCCGGCGGCTCCGCAGAAGAGTCTTATCACTCTGACAGATATGTAAAGGAAAAACTATGAACATCCCCGGTGTTGTCAGTGTAAAGACCCCCTCAGTGCGACACGAACCTCGACAAGTTGAAATTACTGAGGAACCCGTTGTGAAAGTAACACATGTAGAGTTTGAAGTTTCTAAAGTTGCGACAGTCGCGGCTCCCGTGAGAAAAACAGGGCTGGCCGTATATGGACAGAAGTACGCCGAAGATGGTTTGACGTTGGACTGGCGTCCACGTTAATTTTTTTTTTAATTTGGGTAAGCAGCCCCGGAGTGGGCGGGTGACGACTTGATCGTTCACAGAATGTAAGCGTGGTGGAGGACACAAACCACAAATCGTAGTATGGTGACATATTGCCCTTTGTTGTTCCCGTTGTTGGTTAGTTGAGGATATTTTAGGTCCGGGGACATAAAAAAAAAAAAACAAAGGAGCCTTTCATGACTAATGAAATTGTTTTACAGTGGAACCCGAGTGCAACTCCGGTTTCGGGTTACAATGTTTACCGAGGAACCCTGCCCGGTAACGAAGGTGTGGCACCTATCAACGCCACTTTGGTGACAGTGTTTTCGCCGGGGAGTATCTCTTCGGTTGCGGCTGCGGTATCCGGGTCTACTACGTATGCCGGAAGTTTCTCGGGTGGTGCAGGAAACGCTTGGGCGGGATTTTCTTTCAAGATTGCGGGTTTCGGTAATGCTTCTAACAACGGAACTTTCGCTTGCACGGCTTCGACCGCGACGAGTTTGACTCTGGATAATACTAGTGGTGTTGCAGAAACTCATGTTGCTCTCGCTAACCAGATTCCTCAATACACCGACTCAAACGTCTATCCCGGCGTTTCGTACAGTTACGAAATCACGGCAGTGAGTGGTGGCGTTGAGAGTGCTGATTCCCTCGGCATCGAGTCCACACCAGTCCCTTACGGACCAACTCCAGACTCTCCTGCTATCGCTGTTGGACTTGACAGTTTTATCGTTCTTGCGGCGACTACGGTCACTAGCACGGGAGCAACTAATCTCTCAGGCGATGTGGGGACGTATCCGGGTACTTCTATTACGGGATTCCCTCCGGGCGTTATCAGCGGTGTGTTCCACGCAGCCGACTACGTTGCGGCTAATGGTGAAGCGGCGGCACAGCAACTCTATAACGCTCTGATGTTGATGACAAGCACACAGACTATATCGGGTGACCTCGGGGGTCAAACTCTGACTCCGGGTGTTTACACTTCGTCTTCAACCATCGGCGTGACTGGAATTCTGACTCTGGACGCTCAAGGCGATCCAAACGCAGTCTGGGTATTCCAAATTGGAAGTGCCTTGACAACTGCGGCATCGGATAGTGCTATTCTGCTCGTCAACGGTGCTCAAGCGGCTAATGTGTTCTGGCAGGTGGGCAGTTCCGCCACAATCGGAACCGATACGACTTTTGTCGGGACTATCGTAGCCCAAGCCAGCATCACGGTCAATACGAGTGCTACGGTGAACGGACGGCTGCTTGCACTGACGGGGGCGATTACCCTCGCGGGCAATAACGTCGTGTTGTTCAACATGCTCCCCTTCGCGGGAAACTGGCAAGCGAATACTGAGTATTCTGCGGGTGAAGTTACTTTTGACGACGCCACAAATAGTTTCCAAGAAGTCGTGATTGCGGGTACCTCAGGTGCAACGCGACCGACTTTCAACGGCACTGTTAATGGGACTACGACCGATGGTTCGGTTACATGGCTCAACGTTTCTCCGGCGAGTGCATTGATTTGTCTTGCACTTCCGCCATCGCCGCCTAATGTTCCTCCGGCACCGCCGACCGCCCCGACGGGTTTGGCGATAGTGCTTGAAAGTTAAGGACGGACTATGTCTACCCTTAATGGACAAGGTTCTGGCGATAATCCATTAGCAGCAACCGCAGACTGGAACTTAAAAATTCAGCCTGCGGGAGTTGTTTTAGTGGCTGATGGTTTCGGCAATGTTGCGGGTTCGGGTGTTCAACTCAATTCTCTCGGCGGGGGCGGTTCTCCCGGTCCGGTCGGCCCAGCAGGGCCTCAAGGTCCGCAGGGTCCGTCGGGAATTACGCGGGCGATTCAAACGCTCCGTGTCCCTTACACGTCATCGACAGCCGACCAGAATAACTATTACGCAAACGTTCCGATTACTTTTTCGACGGCGTTTGCGGACACAAATTACAGCATCAGTGTTTCCGTTGAGCTAGAAGCGAGTCAATACCCTGCGTGGTCGGCGAACACCGCTTTCGCTCTCGGATACACGATAGTTGATTCTAATGGTATGATCCAGCAGGTTACGACTGCGGGAACTACCGGAGCGACTCAACCAACGTGGACGACGGGTCCAGCTTACAGCGGTGCGACGACTGATGGCACGGTGACATGGACGGTCTACACCATCGGAGATTTCTTCTTTTATAACGGGGCGAAGTCAAAGACGGCGGCGGGGTTCATTGCGGAATGCGGTGCGTACGACGCGAATAACCTAGATTCGACTCCGTTTATCTTGAATGTAATGGCGGTACATGACTAATGAAAATCACACTCAAGAACGGGAAATCTGAGAATCTTCAACCTCGTCGGGCGTTCACACTGTTACGACGTAAGCAAGCAAAATCGAAATAACTGGAGGGTGCATGGCGAAACCTAAAACTCTTCGCCAAGCACTTGACCAGATTCAGGACATGCTTGACGGGACGGCGTATAGTGCGGACCTCTGGGATGTACTTGTCGCACTTCGCGGCCCAGATTCTAGAGATCGAAAAATCAAGAACGCGACGACAGTGTTGATTCGGTCTGCGGCTTTTCCCAAGCAACCCTGTCTCGAACGAAGTATTTTCGCACGCAACGACACTCCCGAACTGGCAGGGCGTCGGCAAAAGATGTTTGAAGGAAAACAAGACTTTAATCATTTTCGGGAGCATGTCGCAGCGGCGTTCGAGTCCTTGGGTTTACAAGTCGGAGGAGTGAATGTTATACAAGAAAATTCTCCACGAGATCATCGACCGATTGTGGGTGGGCGACAAGGAAGGCGTTCCAGAAGCTAACAGACGCGGTTACTCGGTACTCGCTGCTTGTAAGGACGGCACATCGGATTGCCATAGAACAGTTCTCGGTTATACGACTCTCGGGGCACCAAAAGACGGTGATGACTACTATTTCGTCCAGAGTGATAAAGATCACATGGCGTTGAACCTCATCGACGTGGATGATCCCGAGATGATTCCGGCCAAAGTGGTAGACGCTGGATTGAGATTTTTGAAAGACAGATATGACGCGGGCAAGACGGTTCTCTCGCACTGTGTCGCAGGCCACACTCGCGGCCCGACTATGATGCTGATGTTTCTCCGAACTATTGGGGAAATGCCAGAAGGCTTCATTGCCGCTGAAAAGAAATTTCGTACTCTGTATCCGCCTTATGATCCCGGTGTCGGTATGCGTGCTCATGCAAGGACTCGGTGGAGAGAACTACCCCGATTTTTCGATAAATAGATGGCTTAATTACCCATCTAGGGCGGTGCTTAGCACACCGCCCAATTCTATGCTAAGGAGAACCGCTATGCCGATGTCGAAAGAAAAGAAGGCTGCGTACGATCACGCCCGTGTGGAACAAAAGCGGGACGAAAAGTCTGAGTACGACAAGAACTATCGGAGTACGCACCGCACGGAAAAAGACGCGTATCGTCGTACGTATCATCTTCAACAGAACTTTAACATTACGTTTCAGAGATTTGTGGAGATGTCCGTAACTCAAAATAATTCATGTGCTCTATGCGAAGACGTGTTTGACGTAACGCCCGCTATTGACCACGACCACTCTTGCTGTTCAGGAACGAAGAGTTGTGGCAAGTGTATCCGAGGACTTCTGTGTCATCGGTGTAACACGGCCCTCGGAAGTTTCAGGGATTCCCCGGAGCTTCTTCGTAAAGCCGCCGAATATGTTGAGCGGAAAAGAAAGGAATCCAATGTCGTTTTCTCCAGCTGAAGCAATGGCGAAAATATCCCCACGACCGAAACATAAAAAAGAAATCAAGGAGATAAGCCACACAAAAAGTCATAATGGTAAGCACATCATGACCCACAAGCACCACCATCCTGAAGAACACCCGGATGAGACGCATGTCATGGACAATCTCGCGGATGTCTCTGCCCACAACGAGATGCACGCGGGCACGCCGAATGAGGGCGAAGCGGCTCCAGCGGCTCCTGATGCGGGCGGGCCCGCACAGATGACTGCGGCTCCTTCACCGATGCCGGGGGCGTAATGGAATCGACTTATAACAAGATCAAGGCAGTTACTAAGAGCCTTCAGGACAAGTACAACGCAGGCCAGTCGGAAACGTCTGGGCTTGGTGCGGAACTCGCGGCACGTTCACAGATGAACCGCCAAGGTGAAGCAGCACTCAAGGGCAACTCGACTGATGAGAAGGCTCCGGCGGCGGCTGCACCCAAGGGTGATTCGGGTAAACGCTATGGCGACAGACCTGATGAGAAACGTCTCGACTCCGAGGGTAACGAAATTCCGAAGTACCACACTGGAACCGCCAGCGTCCCTAAAACAGGACTCGCCGTTGTCAAGAAGGGCGAGAAGATCATCAAGGCTGAGGACAACCCGGACAATCCAGATAACAAGAACGCGGTTGAGCAGGCCGTGGACGGAGATGACATGAACCATTCAGACTCAGAGAAGCAGCACTTCCACCGCTCGATGGCGAAGCTACATGGTGGAGCACTTCATAGACATTTCGGTATCCCCGAAGACCAGCCAATTCCGATGGAAAAGAAACAGGAAGCGGCAAATTCGGACAACCCACATACTAGTGCAATGGGGCACCTTGCTTTGAGCATGGCCCACTGGTCGCATAAACACGTTAAAAAATAAGGTTTGCATTTTGTTCGCCTTTGTAGTATTATAAACTTAGGAGAATAATATGAAAACGGAATGGGAGTTGAAGTTTGAAGCCCAAGGTCGCTGTTGTGGTCTATGCGGCGTAACTGAACCCGGAGGTCGTGGATGGTCTACGGATCATGACCACGAGACGAATCGAACTCGTAGCATTCTTTGTCCTTTGTGTAATGCGGGCGTTGGATGCTTGAAAGATTCTCCTGAACTGCTTCGCAAAGCAGCCGCCTACGTGGAAGCGTGGAAGAGGCTGCATGACGAAGGAACAACTGGCGATTTGGTTTACGAAACATCGGACGGACAAGAATTATCAGTACCGCAACCTGACGGATACAGCCTTCAAAGATGCTGCTGAAAAAAGTTGGGATCGAGTACTACACGGACACACTGAGAAAATTGGCCTTACAGCGGTTAAGTTTGGGGGATTTAAGGTAGAGGAGCTAGACTTAGTTCTTCAATATCGCTTCTTAGCCCAGACAAACCTTTTCGCTCTATGCAAATTGCTTGAGACTTATAAAGATATGTCCGACCGTGAGTATGTCTGGACAGATGGCACGACGCACACGGTTCACGAGAGCATCTGCAACGAATTTTTCGTAAGAAAAGACCCTACCCGAAAATCCTTCAAAGAATTTGCGACTCAATATATCGACAAAAAAGAACGACTTCTGCTCGTCCCTCGCGGCGGGTTTAAGAGTTCTATGGATATGGCTGACTGCGTACAGTACATTGCGTGCTGGCCCGAAGTTACCATCCTCGTGTTGACTGGCGTTCTTGCTCTGGCGAATGACTTCGTCGGAGAAATCAAAGGACATTTTACTCTCGAAGAAGGTGGAGACTCTACCCTATTTGGTAAGAAGCCGCTACGCCCCCGCACGATGGCTGACGGCTCTGTGAGTATGTTTCAAGTTTTATTTCCTGAGCACTGTATCGCTCCCGACGATGGTAAGAGTTCTGAATACCAGACTCCTGCCGTTTCGGTTAAAGAAAAAGAACCGACAGTATTCGCTGCGTCTATTGAACAAAACCTTACTGGATGGCACGTAGGGGTTCTGAAACTCGACGACGTGGTAACCAACGAAAATTCTCAAACAACTGACCGCATGAAGAACATTAACAAGCAGGTTAGTATCAACCAAGCTATGCTTCACCCCTACGGATTCTACGATCTGATCGGTACTTGGTACGACCAAGAAGATGTTTACGGCCAGATTATAAAGAACCAGAAAAAGTTCGCGGAAGATGGGGAAGACTTTCCGACAAAGATTTATATCCGTGCAGCTTGGTGGATGACGGAGGCTGCCCGTCAAGCGGGTAAGATTACTGAGGAGATGTTGGAACAGGATTATGGATACTGGTTCAACGATCCCGATAACCCGCACGCCCTCACTTTCAAATTCTTAAACACCAAGCGAAAAACTGATCCTTACTTTGCGATCAAGTACCTCAACGATCCGACACAGATGCACGTCATCAAGTTCCCTCGGGAGCTTCTGATTCGCAAGACTGTGAACGCCGTTGACGTTCCCGGCACCGGGATGATCGTCACAGTAATCGACACCGCGTATTCGACTAAGTCGTGGGCCGACTACACAGTCATCCTTACGGCATTGATCTACGGCGGACGATTTTACATCATCGACATGAAGCGTGGTCGTTACGACGAATACACGCTCCCGGCGATGATTGCGGCGACGGCTCTCCAATGGAAGCCGAAGACGATTTGCATTGAGGACACGGGCAAGGCTGAGAAGTATGTTCAGCGTGAGACGTACCGCGAGATGGATAAGCTCAAGGTGCGAGTTCCTGTACGGTTGGTTGGACTCGGTCAAGGAAACAAGACCAAGTCGAAGATCACCAAGGCTGGCCCCGTTCTACGGTTCCTCGGAGATGATCGTCTCAAGTTTGTGAACTCCTGCCCCGGCCTCGATGAACTCTATGATGAGTTGTCGAAGTTCGGAACGGCCTCTGCCACGCACGACGACATTGTCGATTCGCTGGCGATTCTCGTTCAAGAGTTTGGAAGTTACGCAGACATCGAAGCGAAGATGACAGCGGCGAGTACCGACTACCAGCCGGACCCGAAGGGCACGTCGTTCTACGACCAAGTCTATGGGTTGGGACAATATTCAAAGTTCAACATCAAAAATGTTGCCCTTGAGTTTCCTGAGATGGACCCAAGCACTATAGTAAAACAAGCTGCTCAAGACGCGGCGTACGCGGCGAACGACCCCTTGCAGGATTTGTTCGGCTAGAAAGGATGAGTAATGGCTGAAACACAAGTTGCTCCTCCCCAATCGGACGGAAATGCAAACGCAACTTTAACAGGTGCGGATTTTACCCAGAGCGGAGAAACAAAATCGAAAAGCGTTGACCTTACGTTAGTTGTCCAGTCCGCTGCGATGGCCAAGGCTTATATTGCGAATCGCCAGTGGACGCTTTTATGGCGGGATGCGGACCTTCTGTTCCAATCGCCTCGCCCAATGACGGTGTACGAGAACACGTACGTCCTAGAACCGAACGTAGTTCGTTTCACCGTTGCGAAGGTCTGCAACGCGGTAGTCCCTCAGCTTTATAAAGGATTGTTCTACGACGATCCTCCGATGCTAATGCGTCCTCGCCCCGGCACACCACAGAGCGTGGTCGATGCGAAGACTGCATTGTTCTCCTTCATTCTCGACGAGTGCCAGTTTAAGACCCAGACGAAGTGGGGGCTTGAGCAGATGGCGTTTCTCGGAACGGGAATTTTCAAGTGGGGATACGAGTGGAAAGACATCATCAGCGTTCGCCGCAAGGCAACCAAGCTGGATATTCCAGCCGATGATCCGAATAACTCCGCTGCAACGGTTTCGTTGCCGACGGATGAACCACCAAACATTACACGGTCAACCAAGACCGTTCCGATGCCGTTCTTCCAATGGCGTCCGATTGACAAAGTGCTCGTCGATCCGCAGTTGTGGGTCAGCGACATTCGTCAAGCAGCATGGGTTGTCGATGTCCAATACATGGACTTCTACCAGCTTAACGATCTGCGTAAGGCGATTGAAAATGCCATCGCAGACGGCGAGTCGGGTGAAGCCATCAAGGGCTGGATGATTCCATCTGAAGCAGAATTGAAAGCGTTGTGGAGCACGCCGGGTAACATCAAGGCACAAACTCTGGAGACTGAGCAAGCGACTTACATCGAAGGCGTTGTAGCCCACGCCCAGAAGATGAACGAGTCGTCCTCGCCGGACCCGCTTCGCACGAAGATCGAAATCTTGGAGTATTGGGACAAGGATCGAAAGATTCTCGTGCTCAACCAAGAACACGTCATCTGCAAAAGCGACAACGAGTTCAAACAGATTCCGTTCCTATCCTCGAACTGGTGGAACCGCCCACGGGCATTCTATGGCATGGGTCTCGGCCTCATTGTCGGCCAGAACCAACGAGTCGATCAAGGAACGATCAACGCCATCCTCAAGATTTTGAGCTACGGCGTCAACCCGATTTATCTCCGCAACCGCGAGGACAATGCACCGACCCAAGTCATTCGTACGGGTCTAGGCAAAATCCTGAGCGTCACTGACACGGAGAAGTCGTACAAGCTGATGGAGACACCGAAAGTACCCGGCGACATCTGGGCGGCATTGAAGGAGAGTGAACAGGCGACTGAGTCCTCTTCTGGTGCAGACCAAACGCTCGTGCAGGGATCGTCCGCTGGTCCGCGTTCCGGTATGGGGCGGTCAGCAGCGGGTGCGAACATCATGGCGGGTGCAAGTGCGACCCGGCTGGATGGTCCGCTCGACAACTTCATCGAACAGGTATTCAAACCGTTCCTCGGCATCATCGACGAGCTAGTATTCAACGTCATGAGCGATGCCGCAATCGTTCACATTCTCGGACGCGAGATGGGCGAAGACTTCCTGAACAAGTTCAACATTCAGGAATATCACGACGCTCAAATCGAGTACGAAGTTCTCGCTGGGTCTTCACTGGCCGCGAAACGTACGATGGCACAAAGCATGGTAATGCTGACGCAGATTCTCGACAATCCTCAGATTCAGCAGTCACTTGCCGAAATCAATGAGGAGTACATCGACTTCAAGCCGATCATCAGCATGTGGCTCGAAGCATCGGAATGGAAGAACAAGAACGACATCATCAAGAAGATGACGCCGGACATGATTGCTAAGAAGCAGGCGAACTCAAAAGCCGCCCTGCAAGCTCAAGCAATGCAGGCCAAGCAGCAAGGCGACCAACAGAAATTCCAACAGAAGCAACAGTTGGAAGATCAGGCGTCTGACAATCGCATCAAGCGTGACATCACGCGTGAAGCTGCAAAAGCCAGCGGGCTGAGTGAAGCCGTCAACGGTGAGCCGTCACAGCAAGGGCTTCAGGGCCAATTGCCGAGTGTAGTTTAGTTCATGGTGTGGTCCCGCACAAGCAAGCCCGTCTGGGAAACTGGACGGGCAGGGCAAACATTTCGGAGGGGAAATGCTGAAGATTACCGAGGACAATATCAAGGGTTTGGAGATGTCCTTCAAGTTGACGCAGACGCAGCAAGCGTTGCTGTGTTCGTATGTCAAGACTGAAGCGTTTCATATCCTTCAGGATTTGATGGAGCAAGAAGTTCGGTTAATGAACATCAAACTGCTCAATTCAGATTCAGCAAGCCCGCAAGAGATTCTGGCGAACCACGCGTTAGCGAAGGGTGCCGGGATGTTTTACGCAGGGTTGATGCAGCGTCTTCAAGAGATTCTGCAAATCGAGTCCACGTTTGGCTCGAATGTTGGTACTCCGGCGAACCCGGAAGTCCCGATGTACATGGACGAAGTATCATAAAATCTAGGAGGATAGATTATGAGCACCACTACCGCAGTACCACAGACTGCCAAAGGTCTGAATGACGAAGCCGTGGCCGCAGAGAAGGCCCGCATCGCCGCAGAATTGAAGTTGGTCGAAGACAAGATTGCCGCAGTTCTCGCCGGGACCGATCCCGACGCACCCGCACTTGAGAACGATCCCACAGGACTCGTTGCCAAGAATGCTCCAGTGGCCGCAGTCGTTCCGCCGACACCCCCAGCGGCTCCCGCAGAATTGCCGGAGCAGCGTTACGAGTACCAGCTTTGCGATGAAGACGGTCGTCCTATGGGCGGCAAGCAAGTCATTGTCTATCGCACGGAAGCTGAGAAGCTCGAAAAGCTGATTAAGAATCAGGAACAGGCCGTTCGCCAGATGCGGAAGATGTCCCGCGAGAAGGCGTTTGGTTCCGACGAACCGAAGGACGATGCCGAGAAGTTCCAGAACATCGCGGAGTTCAAATCCCGCGATCTAACATCCGAAGAACGCTTCGCACTGTCTCAGAAGTTGACTAATCCCGAGACTGCTGCTGAAGCCCGCGACTTGATTGTTGAGTCGGCCTTCGGAGTGAAGCCAGAAGTTCTGGCCCGTACGCTGAACGATACGAGTAAGTTCATCGCCCAGCAACGTGCCGTTGAGAATTATGTTGAGTTTGTAAATCTAGCCGATGGGTACTACGACTCTCCGGCGAACCGAGATGCAGTAACTCGGTGGATGGCGAAGCGTAATTACGCTCCCACCATTGCAAATTTCAAGACCGCGTTTGACACGTTGGCCCAAGCTGGATTGCTTGAGGTCATCCCTGTAGTGCAACAGGCATCTGTAACGCCTAAAGTTCCTGTAGTGGAACTGCCAGTCGTTACCGTGGAACCGGAGTCGAAATCGCAGACTCCAGCAGCCGCCGCCCCCGGATTGGGCACGGTAGAGCCGCCGCAAGTAAAGCGACATAGTCACGTACCATCTGGTCTGAATGCCTCAGTCGCATCAGCCGCCGGACCTAACGTTCCGGTCGATGGCCATTCTGTGACTCTTGCTGACATCGACAAGCTCCCCTCTGACGTTTATCGGGCCAAATTGAAAGACCCGAAATTCGTTGCTCTCGTCAACCGACTAGAGTCTGAGGCCGCACACAAACGTGCGGAGATGGGCATCCGTCGATAGTCATGATTTGAAAGGTTAATACAATGTCATTTTCGCCTGCGGGCAATCAGTTGTCCAACCTCCCCCAATCCACGGTTACTTTGCCGTAAACAGACGTTGGGAGAAGTTCGATTTCCGCAGAAGAATCATCGTGGTGGAAGTACTACGATAAGCGATTCAGGGAGAATTTGAAGGCTAACACTCCGTTCGTACGTTGTTCGGAACGCCTCGACCTCCCCATGAAGTCTGGTAACCAGTACGAGATTACATGATAGTCCCGTACTTAAAAATAAATTTGACTATATCCGTTAATATCTATAATGTAGACAAGACGGAGGAAAGACCACATCATGATAATGACACAGGATAAAACCAAACTCGCTATGGCAGCGATGGCGGTTGATTGCGAAGGATGTATTTGTATCAGTAGGGTTTGTGCTGAAACTAAAATAGGCACGCCTTACTACAATTACAATCTTAAGATTTCAGTAATCAATACGTCTCAGCGGTTGATGCGATGGATGGTTCGGTATTTCGGTGGAGATTTCTATGAAGTCTCTCTCGGAAAACTAGGGAAAAGACAATGCTTCAAATGGTCTTGCCTAGGGGGTCACAAGAAGGTAGAAGCCTTTCTTCTTGGAATCCTACCATACCTGTTAATTAAACAAGAGCAGGCAGTGACGGCTCTTGAATACGTTCGTATGACAGGTGTTGAAAATCCTGAACGACGTTATCAACTGTGGGAGAAAATGAAAAGTCTCCACCAGTACGATGAAGATGTGGAATCCCCAACGACTAATACGTCAAACATCGACACGCCAGTGTCGTAAAGATAGAGTCTGAACTGCATAGTGATATGTAGAGCGACCCTAGTGTGAACTAGGGGGCTTTCTGCCTTAAACCCAAAACACAATTGGTTTATGTACGTCCCTCTGGCCCAGAACACGAACCCGACTACGGAAGGGACTGTGGGATCGTCTCTGTCCATCAGCGTTCTGACTACCACCGCGACCATTGGTGAGTACGCAGATTACGCGAACTTCTCGTCTCTGTCTCTCGCTACCACGATTGACAACACCGTCGAGAACGTTGCGAAGGAAATGTCTTACCGTCTGGGCGAGTCCCTGTCCGCACTTGTGCGTGCAACCGCCGACGGTGCGTCCAGCATTGACGCTTCCGTGCTCGTGCAGCTTGCTGCTTCGACCACGGCCAGCTTCACTGCACTGTCTCTGAGCCAGATTCGTAACTCTGTCCAGTCGATGGCAGGTCGCTCGATCCGTCCGTTTGACGAAGCATCCAAAGCATTCGTTGGGGTTAACACCAAAGCCTACGCAGCACATGCGTAGAGTATGGCTCCAACGTTAAAAAATCTTGCTATATCGGTGAACATCTGTTAGATTAGAATCGAAGCAGAAAATACCGAGGAAAGAACCTATGAAAACACCTGACAAGGTGTATTGGTCGTATCTGGCCGGAATGTTTGATGGTGAAGGCACTTTCAGTATCTACCACCATAAGGGGTTGTCGAGTAACGGCAGTCCTTATGATTCAACTGCGATTCGTATCGAAGTCACAAATACGAATCTCGATTTGATGGAGTGGCTCGTACAGCACTTTGGTGGACAATACTATCATCACCGTCGTGCAAATCTGAAACACAAGATTGCTTATGGCTGGCGTCCAAAAGGACGAACCAACAGTGAGCAGTTGCTCTTGGGGATTCTACCGTATCTGGTAATCAAACAAGAGCAGGCGAATATAGCCCTTCAGTATATCAGGCTTCCGCACAACAACGGTTTTGACGAAACTCTCGCAGCGAAACGAAAAGAATTGCTGGGGAAAATGCAAACACTGAACAAACGTGGGTCATCTCTAACGACTAATACGCAAGAGACTTCGCAAGAAGTCAAGATAGAGTCTGAACTCATTGGTGACAATGAGAGCGTACCTACAGTGATGTAGGGTTCGGAAATCTTCCGATTTAACCCAAACACAATTACATACACCCGTTCGCTCTGGGTGACGTGCTTGCTGATAACAGCAACGACTCTCCAATCGACATCTTGAAGCACACTCCGGTGGGCCAAGCCAAGATGGACGAACTGGTCAGCGTTGACCTTGAGGAAGTGATTGAACTGCCTTCAACCGGAGTTCATTTCTTCCAGACGAACCTTGTAACGAAGACCTCGAACTACAAGGGCGTCACTGGTCTGACGGCACTCCGCACTTACATTTTCGGTAAGGACGGAATCTTCTCAATCAATCTGGGTGCCCAGAACGACACCACCTACGGTGACGGCGATTGGCGAAACATCAAGTGCAACATCGTTTAACAAACTGGACGATGTAAAATCTTCTCTGATTGACTCGAACGCTGAAATGCCAACGAGGGCGAAGCCGAAAGGTACGCTGAGAGACTAAGCGAGAAGACGCCGTAAGGCGATGCAATAGTCCGATCTCATACGAAAAGTAAGTATGAGAGGTTAGCAGAAATGACTAACCCTTACTAACAGTCTAGGTAACACCCGCAGAATGCTGAACCGACTGTTGCTGATCCTGAAGGGCTGATCCCCGGATAATCGTCTGTCCGGGTTGTTGATCTGAATTTGTGGGACATCGTATCGGGTGCATTTCACGACCTCTCTTGGTCCTGATACCACCATCCGTATGCGACAGATTGACGCCGCCTTAATACAATGGGGCGGTATAAATTCTCTCTGATTGACTTGGACGCTGAAATGCCAACAAGGGGCAAGCCGCAAGGCAGCCTGAACGACTAAGCGAGAGAACACACGAAAGTGTGATGCGATAGTCTGATCTCATAGGAAATGATAAACTATGAGAGGTAAGCAGAAATGTCTTATCCCGCCGCAAGGCGAGTAACAAATTGCAGCTATTAGCTAGGTTGTGTCATGAAGATGGAGGGTGCCTTAATCACCCTCCGTTTTCATATTCTCTATTAAGGAGAGAAGATGAAAGCACATTCTGAAGACGTGCGTCGAAAGACGCTTGAATTATTGCTCCAACAGCGAGGACCCCAAGAAATCTCTCAACGATTGAATCTCTCAATCGGAGCGGTAGATGACTGGGCTGCTGAGTGGAGAAAAGATGGAACGCTCAAGAGTTACACGAGAGCAGGGCAAGAGTTTACAAACCGTGCCAAAAGTATGTCTAACGGTTATTACAAGATTATTCGGAAACGATATCTTGGAATGCGGTGGACAGACAAAGTAGCAGGACGAAATTTTGGATTTTCAAACCCGACTGAGGCGATTCATTACTACCTCGACGAGAATGGAAATGCTCGACCATGTACTTATTGTGGGAGAGTTCCCGAAGAAGGTAAAGTCTGGGGGCTAGACCGAATCGATTCATCGCTCGGTCATCAACCCGGAAACCTAGTCCCGTGCTGCGGTTCACATCCTGAAAGTTCGCAGTTGTCATGTCAAGCTAGCAAGTCAAAGTTTTCGTTAAGGGCTTGGTTAGAAATGGCATTGACTAGGGCTTATGGGCACCAGATTCCATCTCTGATTGTGGACATGAGAATTACAGAAATCTTGACGAGGGCTAAGGCTCTCGCAGAAAAGAGAAATTAAAATGAGTGGAAATCCAAACCCCCAGCATGTCCCCACGGACGGCTTGGGTGTAGCAGCATACGTCGTACTGTCTGGTGGAACCGGGGCCTCGGCTCTGTCGAATCATTCAGGCGGGAGTCTGGGTCACCCCGGCTCCAACGGCGGCAACGGTCAAGGTATCGGTGCAACTGAGGGCGGGTCTAGTTCCGTCGCAACGGCTCCCGGTTACCCGAATGCTCAGTACGCGATCACGCTGTCTGTGAGCGGTGCGGGCACTTACGAGACCTCAGCGGCTCTGACCGCAGGGCTAGTTGACGTACAGAACAACCCGTACGATCCTAGCGATCTCGACCAGTTTACGGCAGTCTCGTACAACAACCCCTCGGCAGGCAGCCCGTCGTGGTATCGACCCAGCAATTTTGCGGGTTATTCCGCCGACGTTGCTTCTGTCGCGGCAGCGGGAATCAGCGGCAGCACGGCAGGTATCACCATTACCGCGTTGAACCCCGGTCAAGCTATCATCGAAGTGGCGTTCGCTACTTTCGATAACACGCTGGGTAACACGGCACAGCCACCAGCAGACCAGCCCGTGATGAAAATTTACGTGCAGGTTGTTGTCACCGTCGTGCCTTAGTCGGTACGCAAAAATCCGTGGCTTATCTTGAGAGGCATGGATAATATCTAGGAGGCAGGCCAACTCAATTCACTCCAAAGGTGCATCGAGTTGGCCGCTTTCTGTTCATAGGAGGGGTTATGTCGGAGGAGACATTCACGCTGGAAGCCGTCGTGGAATCGAATGAGATTCTGCGGGAAGAGAATGATCGGCTACGAAACAGCAACCGAGTTTTGCGTCAGGTGGTTCGGGTACTTCGTGCCACGGCCACGACGCTACGTACGCAAGTTGAACTTGCGAAGGAGAACGACGACGTATTCAAAGCGTTCTGTAACGGCGAGTTTGATGTCAAGGGCACGGACCCGAGCGAGAGCGGATTGCTCGAACCGGGGACATAGGTGGAACCAGCGGGTTAACACGCGGGTGAAACGCCAATACCGAGTGGGGCTGATCCCTTCACCACAGGTTGGTCTACAACATCAAAGGTCGGACGCCTTGTGAATGACGCCTACCGAGGCGTCCGTCAATTTTACATCTTGGAGGAGAAATGAGTTTTACGAAATCAAGAAGTTGTTTTGGGTTTGGCATTTACTTTAGTAAAAGCCCTAGTGTTCAAGACCCTGCTGGATTGTATCGTTGGATTATAACAATCACGTTCGGGTTCTGGACGAAGTGTCTCACATTCTAGGAGGAGATTTGCCGACAAACGAAGAGTACATGCAACGATGGGAAGACGCGGCCCCCGAAGCAATTCAGGGTGAACCCGCAGTTGCTCGACGCTCAACTAAGAGTTATGACGAAGAGTTGACGCCTGTCGAAACTGATCCAGCAATGATCGAGGCGATGGCGGAATACGCCAGCCGCCGAAGTGACGCCGAGGCCAGCAACCAGACGAAGGAAGAATTGGCCCGCCTTAAAGAAGGGGCCGCCGAACAGGCCAAGGAATATCAATGGGCACACCCGAAAGAATATGCCAATGAACCTGACCGCATTGGTCATATCATGCACTCTATCGTGTTTCTTCATAAGCTGAAACAAGCCGGAGTGAACTGTTGGTATCGCAGACATCCTCAAGCTGGAAAACTGACGTTGGTAGTTCAGCACCTTAATCAAGAACCAAGAGTTGCTTGTTGGGTCCAAGCAGGCTTCATGCCGGAACTTTCCACTCTTCGGTTTGATGAACACGGGGTTCCCCTCGACGAAAAATTCAGGGGTTGGCGAACGCCTCTTCTCCAGATTATTCTTCACGGAATCATATCTGAGAAAAAAGCTATTGAAGTGTTTGGAAAACCTAGTACGACTCCAGCATTCGATAGGTACAATCGAACTCTTCAAGCGTTTAGAAATCAAGGTGGACGTCTTGAAGACTAAGAATTTTGTAGTCGATGGTTGTAAAATCTGTCCGAAATGCGGAGAAAACAAGCCCGTTGCGAAGTATCACTTTACTCCGAAAAAGATGTCGAGTTATTGCAAAATTTGTCATCGTGAAGTTACGAGGGCGAACTATGACAAGACGAAAGAAGTACAACAGTCTCAAGCATTGATGAGGCTGTGTGGAATTACTCTTGAACAACGTCGTGTTTTATTTGAAGCCCAAGGAAAGCAATGTGCGATCTGTGGGGGTTCGGGCGACGGCGTTATGTGGGATACTGATCACGACCACGTAACGGAGAAGTTTCGCGGAGTTTTGTGTAAACCATGCAATCGCATGTTGGGATGTTGTAAGGACAACATTGCGGTGCTGATGAAAGCTGTGGAATATTTACAGCCTTCAGACGTGATCGAAATCCTATAGGAGGAGTTGTGAAAGAAGAAACCAAGGAAGTGGTTCAGTCTGTCGAGGAGCAGATCAAACAGGCGGAACTCGAAGCGAAACTGATGGAGCTTCGGTTGAAGAAGCAGGAACTCGAAGCCAAGACGCTCGAAATTGAGGAGCGTAAGTATCACATTAAAGACCTGAAGGCGAAACTTGCCGACCGCGAAATCCGCGACAAACAGATTCAGGAAGATCGGGAACAGCAAGGTCTCTCGATCCGACAGCAGGAAGCGACCGATAACTATCGGTTCAATCGTTGCTCGCACCGCAAGGGCGGAATGGCTTCAGCACGCGACGTGCGTGTACTGTCCACTGGTGGAAATTCTAACCAGTACGCCGTGATTAAACACCAGATGATTAACGGCGACATCTGGGTCCGCTGTCTCCGTTGCGGTCGCACATGGGCACCCCCGGTCGAGAAGAATTACTTCTTCGACGCGAGGGGCCGTGCAGTTGCTCCCGTGGATGGCCAGTTCGATAAGGTTCGCTTCCAAGCGGCCATTGAGGACTACAAGCGGGCGACGATGTTCGAGACCAACAACTCGATGTCTACGTCAGTGCAGTGCCGATTCTTCAAGGCAGATGAAGACGGGCGTGAGTATGACGCCGCTGGAATCTACCGTGAGAATATCGCATCGACGACCCTAAGATGACCATCATAGCTTGTGGATTAATTACCCACAAGTCGGGGTGGTGCTATGAACACCACCCCATTTTCTTTTCATAGGAGAAATATGTATCACAAACGTGGAGTTCCTACGCATTGTCGTAAGGGGCATGAGTTAACTTCAGAAAACGTCTATATGAAGGCGACGGGTCAAATTTGTTGTAAGGCTTGTGACAGACTTCGGTACTCGGTTAATAGGCATCACGTGGCTATACAACAAAAAGGATACCGAGAAAAGAATCTCATAGAGTATCGGAAGAGAAATCGTGAAAGCGGGCATCGTCATCGGCTGAAATGCAAATATCGTATCACTCAAGAGCGGTATGATGAGATGTATAAGAAGCAAAATGGCGTGTGTATTCTTCCGTCGTGCGGACGTTCAATTGAAGTTATAGACCACTGTCACACTACCCAGAAAGTTCGTGGACTCATGTGTGATACTCATAATAGGGGTCTTGGCTTCTTTTCGGATAACCCGAACTTACTTCGTGAAGCCGCTGATTATCTGGAGAACTTCTATGGGAAATAGTTCATATAATAGTTCATATACTGTGCAGGCCCTCGTGGACATCGCACGAGCGATGGGCGACCTAGCCCCGACTCTTCCTACTGGCGGCAGTTACGAACTCGTAGCCCTGTCTGCTATCAATGATGCGATGACTGCGATGTTGGCCGGAAGCTCCAAAGGTTCTCCGTTCAACTTCAAGTTCAACCGGGTTTACATCACGCCGTTCTTTGTGAACAGTTACCAGCAAGACTACGCACAAAACAACATCTACATCGGCTGGCTCGAAAGCTGCGGGGCCTACAACACTAGCTCGACGCAGCAACCCAAGCCGTTTCGCGTTGTCGAGGTCAAGCGAGACGTACTCCTGACCAATGCCCAGACGGGCAACCTCGCCAAGATTCAGTGGATTCAGAACGACTCGATGCAGTACGGACAGTGGGGACAGAGTGTCAACGATTCGTTGACCGGATTGTCCAATCCCGGTCCCGGCGTCGTGTACACGAATCCTCTCGGCCTGATGTCCTGCCCAGCGAATCCGACTACTCAAGTTGAGGACTCCTTCGGCAATCTGTGGGCGTTGACGACTTATGGGACGTGCGGTGACGTGAATCCTTTCATCACCAATCAGAATCCCAACAATCTCTATCCGACATTGCTTAACCCGACCGCAGTTCCACCGACGGTTGATGACGGCTCCGTTGTGTGGACGGCCATCAACCCCAAAGGTCAAGGCTTCCGCATCAACCCGATGCCAACGCAGACTGGTCCCGTGTGGGAACTCCAGCCTGTCGCACAAGCACGCGTACCCCAATTTACATCACTCGGCCAGTACCTTGAACCAATCCCCGACGACTACTTCACGTATCTCAAGACGGGGTTCTTCGCCCAGTGCTACCGATTCCATCCTGATCCAAAACTCCGAATGAAATTTGAAACGGAGATGAAGCTCTGGATGATGGCTCTCGACAATGCCGTTCGTCAAGGCTCGCGGGAGGAAGATGACTGGGGCTTCGTCCCATCGAGTCCGGGGGTCATGGATACCGGGTGGGGGTTCAACGTATGTACGCCAAGTCAACCGTATGGCCCTTGGGCGTACTGATTTATAATCAACAACTTACCGCCTATTGACTTTGCCTTTTATTCGTGCTAAACTTGAAGGATGAGAGAACACTGTAAAAATGGGCATTTGATGACCCCCGAAAATAGTTACATGTTTCGGAAGTATATTCATTGTAAAGAATGCCGTCGTACTAATAGTACTAAATGGCAAAAGGCTAACTTGCATTCGCTTCCTCCGGAACTTCGCTGGCCTAAGAAAATACATTGCGTTCACGGACACGAACTCACGCTGGAGAATACCTTTCAGAGATTCAGGAAGGGTAAGAAGGACGGGCGAAAGTGCATCCAATGTAGCCATGATGAGCACAAACGTTTCCGTAAGAAATACCCCGATGTGATGTATCGAGGACGAATTAAATCCCAGAACGGAATCCGCTATGGCCGTGATTATGACAGGGACGCACAACTCGCGTCTCAAGGCGGGGCATGTGCTCTTTGCGGCATCACTAGTTTGACTTGGGGTAAAGGATTCACGAAGGTCTGGCATACTGATCATGAACATGGTCGAGAGGGCACGCACAGAGGCGTATTGTGTGGTGCTTGTAACACGGCATTAGGACGGATTGAACCGCTCTGGGATAAAGTCACCAGTTATCTCGCCAAATACGCTCGTGGAACAGGGGACTCGAAAGAGACCACGTAATACGGATGCCCTGTCGGACACAAGCCATGTTGAAGTTCCTCAAGAAGACCTCGCTGTACATCCTTGCCCTGCCCCTGTTGCTGACAGTACTGGGTGCGGCTTCTAACCAAATTGTATTGATTGCCAATCACGACACTTTTCCTGTCATGCTCAATGAAAAGAAAACTGAAGCGGCGACGGCGGAACAAAAGTTTGTTGCTTCTCCCATCATGAAGCCCCAGCCCGCAATGGAAGACGTTGACGGCACTGTAATGCTTGATGATGTTCATTGTGTGATGACGCACAAGACCCATCTAAATGCGATGGCCGATGTATTCGATCTTGGAAATATCTATTCCATCGGGGATTTCGGACTGATTTTGGGAGATTGGCTCTGGGTGTTCGCCCCGTTTGTTTTCGTTTTCGACGTAACCCGCAAACTTGCCAAGCAGGACTAAGGACACCAAGAATTTATGCCGATCTCAACACGGACGATCCAAGACACTATTAACTGGTCGAAGAGACTATCGTTCAATCGTAATCCCGTCATTGGAAATTCCCTCGAACCCGCGAGAACTGCGGCGAATTTAGTCCAACAGGTAATTTTGAGTCCTCCGTTTGAATGGTGGTGGAACAATCTGGAGTTGGTGTTCACTTGTAATCCGACTCCGAATGCCGCGACGAGCACGACTGCTTCTGTCGCATCTGGTGTACTGACCGTATCCGCGACGAACACTTTCGCCTCGCAGAACATCGTCATCATCGGCGGGTTCACCGGAGCACTCGCCGGGTTGAACGGTAAAGTCACGATTATCCAGACCGCGACTGGCTCGGGCTTCACGGCTAATGTCCAGTTCGCAGACGCAGGCCCCGATACGACTGCCGGGACGTTCACGAACGTCACGACTCAGGACTATACGATCCCAGCACCGACTTTCTCGCACGTCGAACACGCAAGTGTCCTCGACCTCACGGCGACGGGAACTCCGTTGAAGTGGTGGGAATTGACGGTCAAGAACAACCTCGCACTCGAATCTTTCAAGGCCCGCCCAGAGTTCATCTCACCGCACGTTGAAGATGGTAACGGAAATGTTACCTTCCGAATGAGTGCGGCACCCGACAAACCTTACCCCGTCTCAGTCCATGTTCAGCTTGCGGCACCCGGCATCACGAGTATGAATCAAACGTGGGCACCGCTGCCTGACTTCATGCAGTATGTCTACGATTGGGGATTCCTCGCACTCATGTGGCAATTCGCGGACGATCCGCGTGCGGGATACGCCAACGGCCAGTTCAAAGCTGCGTTGCTTGGCCGTGCAGAAGGATTGACTGAGGAACAGAAGAACATTTTCTTGAACAATTGGGAAGCTCTGCAAGAGGGTTACATGCTCAAGATGCAGCAAGGCGTTCAAGCCCGAGGAGCGTAAATGACTACTCCCATCCAGATTCCTGTCGTTCTAACATTCTTCGATCCCGCCGGCAACCCGCTGGCGGGCGGCTCGGTACGCATCACGCTGAGTGCAGACATCTCGACGGCAACTTCAGGCGGGCCACAAGTCACGGCACAACGTACAGTTGTAGCGACTCTCGACGACAACGGCATCGTCATCGTTAATCTTTGGCCGAATAGCACGCTGAGCCCCACAGGCACCGTGTATTTTGTACAAGCATTCACGGCTGAAGGCCAACCCGCGTGGGATGGCCAGTTGACCGTCGGCGGGGGGTAGTGGTAAGTCACACGACCCCAGATGGCGTAGCGATGCCATTGTGGGAGTAAAGGAACATCATGCCATCTAAAGTTGAACTCACCGGGGGAGCGTTTCAGGATGCTGAGGGCAATGTACTTGCCAACGGTTATCTACATTTTCTGTTGAGCGTGGACGGCTCAGTCTCCGGCGTGGGCAACATCTGCTCCGGCATCGAGATTGTGATCCAGCTTGATTCCAACGGCAACGCAGTAGCAGGCCAGTTCATCTGGGGAAATGATGTTATTCTTCCACCGAACTCGTTCTACAAGGTCACCGGGTTCACGGCTGAAGGCCAACCTGCGTGGGGGCCAAACAATCAGCAAGTCATGGGATCATCTCCGTTTAATTTGGGTGGTTGGATTCCAAACCAGATCATCTCGTGGACGCCTTCAACGAGTGCGATCACACTCAAGAATAACGGCACACTCAACAGTAGCCAGAACACACTCAATCTCGAATCCACGGACGACAGCATTACGATCACGGACGAGGGTGGCGGTAATATAAATCTTCAGGCATCCGGCGGCGGCACAGAGTTTAATACTCCCGGTCAAGGATGGTTCTTCGGCGGTCAAGATTATAACCCTATTGGTCTTTCCGCTGCGGGCGCGATCAATCTGAACAGTGCGGTTGCTTGCGTCCAGTTGATCCTCGAATCTAAGTGGGTCATTTCTTCCGCAGCCGCGTTCTGCATCACAGGAGGAGGCAGCGGAGAGTTTGCGACCGCAGGTATCTATTCCGCAGATGGAAACACTAAACTTATCGACTGCGGGGCGTCCGCATTTGATATGTCAACGCATAGTCAAGCAGTTTCTCAAGTCACCTTTGAGAGTCCTATCACGCTTGAGCCGGGAGTTTACTGGTTCGCGTGGACGAGCACTTCAGCAGGCGGCGGAATGCTAGTACATGAGTTGAACTCCTCATTGTCTGACTTGCTCAATAACTGGAGTTTCCCGAACTCTTCACCCGTTGCTCCGGTTCGATTTGGAACCGCAGCTAACGCAGCGACGGGCACGACTCTTCCCGCTACGCTTGGGGCTATCACACCCTTTTCGTACGGAACTGAAGTCCCCGTTCTCGCGGTAATGTTCCAAGTCTAAGAAAGGTCCGATCCATGCCGAACACCCTTCAGGCTAACGGGGCACAACCTCCTAAGCCAACTAAGTTTAATCCTTTTGATGTGGGAACGACTTTTGGTAAATGGACCGTTCAATCTTATGCGGGGAAAGGTTCCTACGAGTGTGTTTGTGCTTGCGGAGTCGAAAAATTAATTAGTTCATGGGAATTGGTTCGGGGCACTCGTACAAGAGGATGTCGTCGTTGCACTTCAGGGTATCCAGAGGGGCTATGTGAACTTTACTACACCTACAAGCGAAATGCTCGTGTTCGGAAGTTGAAATTCCCGTTGACCCGTGAAGACTTGTTAGGTCTGGTGACTCGGCAGTGCTATTACTGCCAATCATTATCAAAGCCCTATGGCGGGGTGGATAGGCGTGACAACGCCGTCGGTTACGCTTTAGAAAATTGCGTACCTTGTTGCTTTTTGTGTAATCACATGAAGTGCGATCTATCGGTTGAGAATTTTTTGGACCACGTCCGCAAGATTGCTAGGAGCTAGATTATGCCTAATGCTATGCAGGCTGCTGGAGCACAACCCCCCAAGCCCACTAAGTCGGCTCCTTTGTATACAGGGCGATACTTCAACGGCCTGTACACCAATCGTTCTCCGCTGCGGGATGCTCGGACTACCCGAACCCAAGAAAAGTTTTACGGTCCTGATGGCGATGCCATGATTGCAGGATCGAACGTCGAAGTTACCAACCGTCTCACGCTATCTCGCCGTCCCGGTAACCCGGTTTACGACACGGTGAATACGTGGGACAATGTTCTGTCTTTCGACGAGTTCCGAATCAGCAAGGCCCTCAGCGACATCTTTGGCACAGTGACCGAACAAATCGACGTGATGGTGAGCGAAGGTCCGGCTGGAGATGCTAACGCGTCCTTGTCTGCGATCAATGCTGCGTTTCAAAAACAACCGGGCGATCCCGGTTCGACTCCGGCTGTCTGGGAGAGCAATTCCCCGAGTGCAGGCCAGAGCTACGGTAAGCAAGTCGCCAATCAGTGGTACTTCGGTGATGGTGTTGATAACAAGAAATGGACTCAATCCCTCTTCAAACGTACGGCTGCAAGTAATAGTCAACCTCTTCCGTTGAACTCGTATCCATTCATGAGCACCTTTCTCATCGACGGGAATAGCAACATGGAGCAGTTGATCGGTGCAATCGCACAGAGCGGTTCGGCCCCGACTACGAGTGTTAACAACATTTACATCACGAACGTTGTCATCGCAAACGATACGTTGACTCTGACGGTCAGTGGTTCTCCGTTCTCGAACATCGGCAGCACTGGATACCCCCAAGTTGGTGCTCAGTTTGTCATTTGGAGCACGGATACGGCGGGCCAATTTGGTCCGACGCACAGCCTCGCATTCTTGCAGGGTGCGACGATCACGTTGACCGAAGTCTGGGATAGCACGACGATCAAGGCTGCGTTCGTTCATGGCAACGTGTCGGAAACGATCACTGCCGGAAATAACACGGCGTTCATTCAGGTTGATGGGGCACCATCTCTCATCAACGGAGTTCCGAACCCGGCGAACACTATACTCCTCGGGAGTAGTGTGCCGACTTGGGGTACTACGGCACCCTCAGCGGCGACGAATTTTCAAGGCAGCATCACGGTAGACGGCCAAGCACTTTGGGCCAACCGGGGTACGACTGTTCAGAATTGGGGCCTCGCAGCCCCGGATGAGGCCCTGGCTGTTTCGACTTTTGGTGCAACCGCCGGGAATTGGTCACCAAACACGTACTACTCCCCGGCGTCTATCATTCTCGACGCATCGGGCAACGTTTGGCAGATCACGACCGCTGGTCGAACAGGTGCGGCATTCACGCCGCCTTCGATCACTACGTTCGAGAAGAAGCTTGACGTGTACACGGTTACGCTTGACGGCGTAGTTGGTGGACTCGGTAAAGTTGTATTTGGAACGGAAACGTATCCCGCAGGTTTGACGACGGGCGACACGTTTGTCGTTCATCGTCTTCGTGTAGCCCAAGACTTGGTACTTAATGGTTTGATCTTTACGGTTGTTTCCGTGAGTTCGAGTCCCGTACCGGGTGCTCCGGCGACTATCACGGCGACTAACCCTTCGTTGACTGTGGCGGCATCGTCCGTCGTAGGTGACGCAGGTTACATCACGCTGAACAAAATCGCGGGTGCGCCAGCAACGACTTACTCGTCAGGTACGGAGATTTGGACTGCGGTCCAGACTGCGGCCTCGACGACGTGGGCACCGAACACGCATTTCTATGAGGACGATTACATACTCCAGTCTGCGAACATCTTCCAGCTTTACAAAGGGGTGCAACCTTTCATTCATAGTCTCTACCCAATTCCGGGTGGATCGACTTGTCCTAACCTGCCCTCGGGCTTTGCGGCTCCGGCCCAACCCGTGACGGCGTATGGCTTCGATAACGCGAACACCGGAATCCCCGGAAAAGGTTTTAACTTTTTCCAAGGGTACTTCCCTATCTCGTTCCCTTCGCCGCCGCCGACGAGCAATCCTATCTCGCCTAATGCCCAGTCACTTTGGCAGCAGACGGGTAGCACGATGACTCAGCCTGTGGCAGTTCTGCCGGGCGGCTTTGACGGTTCTGGTGGGGACATCTTCTTCTACGCGGTAAGTGGAAACGGAACTCTGCAACCAAGTCCCGGTAACTCGGGTTACGCGGGCGACAACGGCATGGTGTTTTTGGCGTCGGTGTACATCCCGGCTCCCGGTACTTACACGTTTTCAATCAGTCATGATGATGGAGCATTTTTCGGATTCTTTAACGCAACGGGAAGCGGACCCAACCCAAGTAACAACGCGGGTACGGGTGCATCTTGCGTCCTCAACATCCCTCTGGCTAACCTTGTGGGCAATAACCACAGCGTTGACGGTGGTGGTGAAGGACATCCACCCCAGAGCGGTGTGCTGACGGAGAACGGGACGTTCACGTTTCCTTCAGCGGGCAACTACACGATTGAGATTGATTACGTCAATTGGGAGAACCAAGCGGCGATGATCTTGACCGCGAATGGCTCGTGGACTGTTGTCCCTCTTGGCCAGAACCTCGCAGTGGGACAAGACATCTCTTGGACTTCGGCTCCAGCGTGGCCGACAGGATCGTCGATTCAAACGACGGGCCAATCCTACGCAGCGGGTCCAGCGACAGCTTCAACTCCGTTTGCCGGAGAAATTGTATTTGGTGCTCGGGTAGCAGAAGCCTCAAACCTTTACACTTGGATGAACCTCGGTCCAGTGTCAACGTTCAATGTGGCCTCATTCGCTCCGAATACTCCGTACACTCTTCCCGGTACGGGCGTAGTTGTCAACGGAGCGACGTTTCTGCCATATGGCACGGGCGTTTCAAGCTCAACAATTCCAGCGTCCAACTTTACGGCGGCTTCGACCGTCGGCAGTTTGGCACAGGATGGAGCAACACTCTGGTGGATCAACACTGGAACGGCTCCAACCCAGAGCAACACGCCGGGTAAAATTACGGCGACCAGCACTCAGGGATTCGTATACGGCATCGCGTTGGTCAACACAATTGACAACACGGTGTCGAACATGGGTCCAACCAACGAGATTAACGGCGTTGGTGTGCAGGTTATCGGCGGCGTTGTTATCTTCCCGCCGGGTGAAGGACTCGACCCGGCTACGATTGACCCACAAGCTGACTATGTGGCGATTTATCGTACGACGGATGGCGGCTCTATCGAATTGCTGGTCCCCAATGACGGCAACACGATCTGGACTGTTCCTCTCGTCCAGTATTTGCAGTACGGGTATGTCGATGACACGCCCGACACCCAGCTTGATGAACTCCTTCAGGGTGCAGTCGCACAGGAGAACACTCCACCCCTTCCGGGTGCAGTCAATCTGACGTACCACTTGAACCGACTTTGGTACAGCATTGGGAACACGGTCTACTATACGTCCGGTCCAAACGCCCCTTCGGGCAACGGGATCAATGGGACGGCTCCGGGTAACATCGACACAATGATTTCGCGTGTCACTCGGCTAGTGCCTGTGTCTCAAGGTCTGCTCGTATTCACGTTGTCGGATGTCTATATCATCCCAGATAATAATGGGACGATATTAGACGGTCGTCCATACCTTCCCGGTGTGGGCTTGCCGAGCTATAACGCTCTGGATGTCAACGGAACTCTGATGGGGTTATTCACAACCGATCATCAGTTCTTGATCTTCAATCCCGCGAATGGTGCTGACCATGTCGGTCATCCAATCGCAGACCAGTTCCGGTTGGACAACGGAAATCCCGGTCAGGATTGGAACCCATCTAGCGTCTACGTCGCTTGGTACGCCAACGGCGAGGATATGGGGTGGTTCGCATCTGACGGACTCAACGGTTGGTATCGACTCGTGGCAACGCCCGCTCCCGAACAGGGATTGGCGTGGTCACCGTTCGCTACTATCCTTCCGGGTACGGGTCAAGGTTGCGGTGCGATTAAGGCAATTGAAGTTAGTCCGGGTAATCACCTTCTGTTGACGGGTCCGGCTCCAAGTGGCGGTACTTCAGGCGTTGGAAGTATCCTAGCTCGGAACCTGAACGCGACGACTGATGGTGGAACGACACTCATCAACGGGACGACTTACCCCGCTTACGCGGTGTTCGGGTCTTACGTGTGTGCTCAACCCGGTCAAGTTGCGAACATCCAGTTCGTGACGACTGACTCAGTTGCAACGGGAACACCACTCATCCTCGGGGTTCTGCTAGACGAAGCTCTGCCTTACTTCACGGGCAGTATGCGAATCCTCAAGCGATGGGAGTCTGATCCTCCGAACTTGAAGCCGTCCAAGTCGATCTATGGACAGCGATTCTACGTATCCGAAGATCACGAGGAATGCGAAAGCGTTCGTCATCTCCAAGTGATGATCCAGTGGGCACCAGAGAGTGCCATAAATGAGTTGTTAAGTTTTACGATCTACGGTAGTTTCACCCCAGAGGACTAGTCCATGTCGAAAAGAAAACCCCGCTTACAAATCCCAAAGGTCTGTAAGCGGGGTCATGCTCAAACGTCGGATAACCTGAATTCTCGCAACGAGTGTAAGGCGTGCTGCATCATACGCACTCAAGAGTTCAATAGGTTGAATCCGACTTTTTATCACGACAACTACATCAAGAAAACGTACGGGTTAACGCCCGAGGAACATGAAGCGAAGAAGGCCGCACAGAATAACCGCTGTGCGATTTGCTCACGCTTACTGGATGCACCACATACTGACCATAATCACGAGACGCAAAAAGTCCGAGGTTTACTGTGTGTGAATTGCAACACGGGTCTGGGTCGTTTCATGGACGATCCTCTCATTCTTGAAGCGGCTGCGAAGTATCTTCGAGACTGGAAAACTCTTCATGAGCAATCCTAACATTCGCTGTCCTTTGCCGCCGGTCGGAGCCGACGTTGACAGCCTCAGACAATTTGAAGGGAGTGAATCTCCCAAGTTTCGCGTGTTGCCGTTGACCCCCCAAACCGGGGGAACCACAACGGTAAAGGAATTTGGTGGTGCAAGCAGCGGGTCATCCAGCGGTGGATCATCTGGTTCTTCTATCAACCTCGTGGCAAAGACGGCGTCTGCCACATTCGTTTCTATCGCGGGCAACAGTTCGGCACAAACAACGGTCGTACTGTCCCAATCCTTTCAGATTCTCTCAATCACGGCAAACCAAGGATGCTGTGTTCGGCTGTATGGTTCCATTGCGGGCCAAACGGCTGATTCTGGGCGGGGTGTGGATGCCCCGGCCCCAGCGGAAACCACTCAGGGCCTCATCATTGACGTAGTCCTTGACACGTCCCCGTTTGTTTGGCAACCTCAGAACATCGTGGGATCGAACTCGGATTCTATTCAAAGTAAGAACGTCTATGTCACGGTCATCAACTCTGGCCCCGCTGCAATCAACGGGCTTCTGCTGACGATAAGTTACGTGCCCCTTGAAACATAGGAAGGATATATGGCCAACCGTCAAGTTTTCCCTTCCTCACTCTTCCCATTGCGTGGCGATGTCTCGGCTGAGGCGGGAGCGACAAGCGTAAAAGTTATCGGCATTCAAGGCAACCCGGTAGTCATCAACGGTAGTGCGGGCAGTCCTACCACACCCACCGGACCTTACGCTCTGGTCTTCATCGCCGGAATCGGCTGGACTCCGGTCCCGCTCGAATGCACAGTGTTGTGCGACGGCGTTCCGGTGAGCGATGATTACGCATTCTTTTCCAACGGAGTTGATCTGGCCTCTCTAGTAGGTTGGACTTATGGCTTCGCGTTCTTCGTTTTTCAAAACGGAGTAGGCGTACCCGGAACGGAGACATAGTGTCTATAAATTTCTCGTCAACGACGCCAGCGGCCCCTGCGGGCAGCGTCAACGTTATTCCGCAAAATGATGGTGCGGGCAATATGTCATTTTATGTTCCTGAGAGCGGAGTCGTTCTACCTGTCTCCGTCCTCGAACCTACACTGACTGCGGACTTCAATGCGGGTTCGCCACAAACGCTGGTCACTCCGGCGGCACCTTCGGTTTATCGCATCAGCTTCTCGCAGGCCCTCGAAGTAGTGGACGCTGTGAGTAGCACGATGCCAAGTTTGACTCTGGAATGGAGCGATCCCGGCGGCATCGCACGAACAAAAACTTTGGTCCCGACTGATTCGACGAACGTAACAACCGCCGAGTATGATGGGGACGCGATCATCTACACGAACGGGAGTACCCCCGTTACGGTGACTTCGACAGGCTACGCATCGAATACTCCGGCAACAATGACCTACGCTTTGGCTGTGGTCATCGAGGAGTTGTAAAGGATAACCTATTATGGGAATATCACCAATGAGTTTGACGCCAATCGGCATGGGAGCCGGGATTCTAGGCGGCGCTCTGGGGGCTTTGAATAACAAGCCCACGGCTGCACAGAAGGCGTTGAACGCCCAGATGCAGGACTTCAATAACTACGTCAATGCGGAAGCAAAGACTGAAGGCTTTGACGCAACGTCAGTCTTCCAGAACCTCATGGGGCCTCTGCAACGAATTGTGCAGGGCGGACCCCAGCAAGCAGGCTGGAGTCAGAGCGAAACGAATGCGTACAACACTCAAGCGATGCAGCGTGGTGCTGCTGAAGCCCGAGACCTCGGGTCGGCTGCGGCTTCACGAGCAGCGACCGACACTACCGCAGGCGGGCAAGCGGCCTCGGCTCGACTCGCGGCACAGCAAAAGGCTGAGTCTGATACGTCCAACGCTATCTCGTCTGGTACAATCCAGAGCGATGAAGCGGGTCGTCAAAACTTTTTTAAGGCAGCGGGTGAAGAGAAAGAACTTCCCGGCGTCTTCTCGACTTCTAACCAAGCGAACGATGTTGGCATCCAGTCCAACACGGCGGCACAGAAGAGTCAAGCATCTCTTGATGCTGCGGAAAAATCTTCATCGGCACTCGGCATCGCTTCAAAGGCTTTGTCTAGCGTCGGTGGTGCGGCATCGCTTCCGGGTATGGGTGCAGTCAAGAAACTCGCAATGCCGATGCCCGACAACGGCACGTTCCCCGGTTCATCTGGTGTAACCAGCGGCGGGGGCGGCAGCGGAGCACAGTGGGGAGAATAGATTTAACTTGACAGGGGTCCGATAGTCGTGTACTGTGTAGATCATGTCTTCAAAGGCTACACAATTTAAGCGGGGCCATATATTATGAACGGCTCGGCACCGTGGGTAAATCCGTGGCTGGCCGAATTTGACGAGTGCTCGTCCAAGTAAATTTATAGAACAGGAGCAAGATGTCTGAAACTAATAATCCACAAGCTCTCCCCTCAACACAATCGGGAGCGTCGGCTCCGGCCGACGCTCCGGTTACGCCACCCATAACCCAGACGGTTGTTCCGCCTACTTCCGGCGTGCCAACGCCTACCCAGCAGAATCCTGTTCAAGCCCAGCCGAGTGACCCTCATGCCCAGCACATTGATCTGTTCTCCAAGATACTAGGGATGGTGAATCCGGGTCAGACTTACGTCGATCCAACGGGTAAGCAGCAAGTCGTCCGTAACCGTGCATCGCTCGGTAATAGTGTCATCGCATCTGTCCTCGCGGGCATGATGACGCCGACTAAGTACCGTGAAGGAACTTATGGTCCGGTTGTGTCCGGTGACGCGACGGCAGCGGCGGCTTATGGTGCTGGCAAGGAACAGCAGACTGCGCAGAACGGGAAATTGCAAGCGACCAGCGACGAGATGCAGACTAAGAAGCTCTCGGTCGTCAAGAACAACATTGACACGATGCACCAGTATGCTGCGTTGGCACAGCAGCAACATCAGGAACTTCAGGGTATCGCAGACCGCAATAATGCGACAATATTGAAAGACCTCAGCGATTACGATGCTAAGCAGGACGATCCGGCCCAGAAGTTGATTAAAGGCAAGGGTCTGACGCTTGAACAAGCAATGCAGATGACCAAAGGCAAAATGTCTTCGCAGAACATGGTCATCGACGGCTATCAGGATGTTACTGACGCGGACGGACGCACTTCAGTGCAGCCGACTTACGCGGTCATCAATCCCGATGCCAAGATCAACATGAGCGAAAGCTCGGCGGCAGAACTAGCGAAGTTCAAGCCCGCTTACAAGAACGCGTACGATCTCAGCGGAGGGAACATTCGCGTCCCCGTGGGTCAGTATCTCAGCGACCTCAACCTCGCAAACAGTGCGGGCAACCTAGAAGCCTTCATGAAGCGTAACGACGATGCTCTCGAAGCCCTTGGCATTAAGTCCAAGGATGTCGATGTCGCAGCGGCGTCACGTAGCAATCCTCGGGTTCGTCAATCCCTGATGGAAGCAGAGAACGCTCTGGCTCAGGGCGGCGAGATGTATCAAGTCCTCGACCGTCTCCAGAGGTCTCCTGACGGTGCAACCCTGCTGACCGCGATGGGTATCAACCCTGACAAGGCCGCACGCTACGTCACCGAACAAACGCTCAAGCAGACGAGTGCAGAAGCTCTCGCTAAAGAGGGCGGACAGGGTGAGAAGTCTCCGGCTGATCCCGCACAAGTCAAAGGCTTGGTGGATTCGATTACGAGCAATCCTGACTTGACGGAATCTGATAAGAAGACGTTGCTAGTTGACGTTCCCTCGCCGGACAAAGATGGCAATGTTCACATGAACAAGGCCCAAGTTGAGAAATTGACGGCACGGACGGATTCAGTCGTCAATAGTAACAAGAGTTTGGCTGAGAAGAAGGCTTTGGCCGACGGTGATCCAACCCAGATGGCAAAGACGGCGAGTCACATTATTGAAGGCTCGGTGGACGACATCACTAAACTGGCTTCTATGCGGGGCAACGCTCGTGAGAACGCCCAGAACGCCCTTGAAGATATGGCAACTGCTCGGGGTCTTGATCCAACGGATTATAGTGCAGCGGCTATGACGGCGAAAGCTGACGCTGTGAAGTCGTACAGTGCAGCCGGAAAGGTCGGTCAACAGATTTCGTCCTTTAACACTTTCATGGGACACGAAGCCGAGGCGGCTGACGCAAATGCCGCATGGCAACGTATGAATTCGCCTCTGCTTAACCGTCCGATGGCGTGGATAGCGAAGAACGCAGCGGACGATCCGAACTTCGTTCGTCTGCAAGCGGCTCTTGGTGCCCCGGCCAAAGAATATATGTCCTTCCTGAATGCCAATCGAGCAGAGCACGAAGCTGACATCAAACAGATGGAAACGGTCTTGAGTCCTGAATCAACTCCCCTTCAAATTAACGAGGCGTTGAAAGAACTGGCGAAGACGGCAGACTTTCGGTTGGCGTCACTTGGCAAGGGCTACGTCTCAACCGTGGGCACGACTCCTCAGCGGTTGCTCGATCCAGCCGCAGCAGGGACGATGCAGAAGTTCGGCATCCCCAGCCAATCGGCTAAAGTATCGGTTCCATTGCCCAAGGGATGGACAGCGGGCAAACCACAACAGATGGTTGACAAAAATCTCGCAAAGGCGTATTACCAAGCCGCAGGGGAAGATAAAGCCCAAGCGACTTTGCTGGCCAAGAAAAACGGCTGGATTCTCCAATAGGCGAGTGGCGTGAAGTCGGAACGAAGGAAGGGATTCATGGGAATACTAGACGAAGTAGCTAACGAGTCACAGCAAACCAATCAGCCTACTCAGGAGTCTCAACCTACACCGCAACCTTCGGCTCCACAAGTCACACAGGGGCCATCGCTGTTGGACCAAGTAGCGACTGAGGCTCAACCAACCCCGCCCCCGCCATATCCAGTGGATGTTCAAGCCCAAAAAGCCCAAGCAATCGCGGATAAGAAAGCGGCTGATGCGAAGCATGGATTGTTGCATCGTGCGTGGGATTGGGTTAATTCCCCCATCGGGGATAATGTTCTTCCTGAAGGAATGAAGACGAGCGACATCATTCGAGCAGCCGCGTTCGAGAAGATGTACGGTCAAGCATACATTCCGGGCATCAATGATTTTGACACGAAAGCCGATGAGCACTTCACGCCCGAGAAACCCAAGATGGGTGTAAAGAAAGAATCCAACGGAACTTCTCATCCCTTTGTCGCTTCGCCTGAAACGCACGCTATTCGTAACGGAATCAAAACTTTTATCGCAGGTGCTGCGAAAGACACGAGTGACATGGCGGCATCTTTTACCAGCCCTCTCGCTCTTGGCACGCTAAGTCTCGGTGAACTCGGTAAGGTGCCGGGTGCTGTTGGTAAAATCGCACGAACGGTTAGCCCTCTCGTGGGTACAGCTTTTGGTTTGCAAGGTGCTGGGCAAGCCGCTATTGGCGGATACCACATGGCACAGCAAGGTGCAACGCCTGAGAATGTGCAAGAAACTCTTGGCGGTGCGGGTCAAGCAGTTCTAGGAGCTACGGCTCCTCTACATACCGCTGCGGATATAGGGAACTCGCTTCAAGAAGCGGTTCGTCCAGTGACCAAGAATATCGCGGGACAAGAAATCCCCGTTCGTCCGAATGGGCTGTTCGCGGAATCTGTTGCTAAAGCGGTAGACCCTGATGCTCTATCCAAAGCTACGGACAAAACAGCAGCGGCGGTACAGCACGGCGTTGGGGAAGTTACCAAACAGGCCGTTGGATCGAACGCAGAAACGGCTGTTGGTGATACAGATCGTTTCGGACTTCGGGCACACGCAAATGATTTGAAAGGTCAGTCGGTTCCCGCCTTTCAAGAATTGGACCGTCTGTCGGGCAACGCGTTTAGCGATGCTCAAGAGGCAGAATCTAATTCTGCCAAAGATTTCACGACAGAGGGGCGTGAGAAGTACAAGACCGCCCTCGCCCTTCAAGATGAAATCATAGACCAGCATCGGGATGAACTTTCGGATGCGGGTTTTGATGTAGACGAGATGAAAGGAAATTACCGCAAACAGGTAGCGATTAACAAGATTGCTAAACAGTTCGACACCGCAACCTCGCCTAAAGAGGGCGGCGGATACGAAGTCAATGGCCAGAAGTTGGCTAATGCTATTGACCGAATCCGTCGAACCCCCGACGGACTTTTCGAGAAGGCTGGGCTTACCCCGGAGCATATCGACGCACTCGGGGAACTCGCGGATACCCTGCGAAAAGAACAAGTCGAACCGAAGTTTGGTGGATTGACTAAGCTAGCGGGTAAAGCTATTGCTGTAGCACTCTCGGGTGGACACGGAATCTCCGGTCTAGCTGAGGGGCTGATGGGTGAATCTGCGGCTGAGAAGATCGGCTCGAAGATCATGACTCGGATGTTCGGTGAAGCGATGCAATCCGAACCTGCTGCACGCCAGTTGACTCAGGCCATCAAGAGTGGTGATCCTAACGCTCTCGGTAAGCTCGATAGTTTTAAGAAATTTGCACGACAGTTGTGGCAAGACGAACGTGGTGAAATGGGTCTTCCCGGCTCGATGCCTTGGGAGGAACCTGTCAAGGGAACCAATCAACACGGCGAGGACATGGAGTATCGCAACACCAACTCCGGTGCAAGCAATCTCCAGCACTCCGTTGTCACGACTGATGCGAACGGCAACAAGATCGGTGAACTCGCGGCACAAGACACTGCCCCGAAAGAAGTCACGGTTCGATCTAACCAAGTCTATGATCCCGCAATGCGTGGAGCCGGACGCGGACCCGATCAACTTCGGCATCTCTTGTCTAGCGTAAGCGATGACACAACCCGCGTCAAGAGCGACATCTCGACAACGGGTGCGGCACGCGGTGCATGGGAGAAACTCGTCAAAGAGAATCCTGACGCGGTCACCAAGAAAGAATATCCCGGCGGTCAAGTCCAGTACAGCGTAGACATGGATAAGTGGCGTGAGAGGTGATGAAAAGAAGACTCCGGCACTTCGTAAAGCGGTGACCGGAATCTGGCAGCAGCATGTGGCGGGCGACTTGACAATCGACCAAGCTCGTGCTAAGATTGTTCAAGCTGCGGGAGGGTTTACTCGGCCCCCGTGGAGGACAGGAGAATCGAATGGCACAGGAAACGGCAACGCTGGCGGCAATGAAACGGGCCAAAGCCCCGTTAACGCTGGAGAATTACCTGCATTGGGCGTATCTGGGCAACCCTCCGGCCAAACTGGACGCGGAGCAGGAAGCCGAACTACCGGAGCAATTCCAGCGGGAACTGGAGCAGCAACGACAGAAAGCGTCTACGAAGGCGTCCGAAAAGGCGTAAAGAAAGCGAAAGGTGCTGTACCAGCGGCACGCAAAATCTTATAGCACGAAGATGTTGACAGCCGTCACACTTTCGTGCTATTCTTAGTTCATGGGAGAACACAGGTTCTATGTGTACATGTGGCTCCGGCAAGATGGCACGCCGTACTATGTTGGCAAAGGTCATGGCACTCGTGCGTTTATACGAAACAAACACCGTCAACGACCGCCGTCGGATACGGCTCGGATTATTCTTCAAGAGTGCGAATCCGAACAAGAAGCCTTTGACTTAGAAAGATTCTTCATTTCGTTTTATGAACGACTCGACCTCGGAACGGGCTGTTTAAGAAATCTTACGGATGGTGGTGAGGGTTCTTCCGGGTTCGTGGCGTCTCTCGAACTTCGAGCGAAGTTGTCAAAGTCGCGGACGGGTAGGCTGAATCACTTTTTCGGACGAACCCATTCCGCGAATGCTCGGTCTTCGGTTGCTGAGAGCAACAAGAAAAGGGTGTGGACTCCTGAGTCACGGGCGGCGATGAGTCGAGCAAAGAAAGGACGTAAGGTTTCTACTCTAGAACTTAAACGAATGCGTGACTTTGCTGCGACCCGCACAAGATCGGTAGGAGGACTCTTTGCTTAAACAGGATTTTTATATACAAGGGCGTCTCGTAGAACTTGGTTGGCGTTTTAGCCAAAGCTATGTTGGTGCGGGGCATATTGCGGGACAAATGATTATGCACACCTTATCTAATCGGGTCAGATGCGGATGGGGATCGTGGTTGCAGATCGTTGATCGTGTGCCTCTGTTCATGGCTGAGAATGAACTGCCCAAGCTAGAACACCCGTCAGTGTGGGACGCTGGATTCATCAAGCTGCTTCATGCGGTGGATGGAATCTACGATGGATCAATTCCCGACCTTAGCAAAGGTGCGTTGTACTGGTGCGAGTTGAGTCGCATTGAAAAACCTCGGTTTAAGGAAAAAGTGGTAGACTCTGTTGGTATTGACGGACTTCGACGCCATCCTATCGTTGCGAATATGAATGGATTGGTGTTTCTGAAATGAGGAGAGAAGTGAGATGAATATGGGGTTGGTCGATAAAGTTCTGACCAATATGAAGGACTATCACCTGCCGATTTGTGTGGTGATGTTCATTGTCGGCTCAGTTCTCCAATGGTTCCATCACCTCGATATGAGTTTCGTTGCCTACACGGGGACGATTCTAGGGGCTATAACAGGGCACGCATTTAGTCCTGCCCAGAAAGACAAGGACGATGCCCAGAACCCTCAACCTAAGTCGTAGAGTATTCGGCAAACTCAAGGTCCTCAGGACGGCGGGACTTAATAGGCATGGACAGCATTTGTGGAAATGTATTTGCGAATGCGGGAGAACCAAGGACTTTGTGGCTTCTCGGTTATCGACAGGACATACGAAAAGTTGCGGATGTCTACGGAGATGTAAAGGCTCCGAAAGTCCTAATTATCGTCACGGGCTGCGGAACACTGCCGAATATCAGATGTGGCATGCAGCCAAGAAGCGAGCGAAAGAAAAGGGATTGGAATTTGACATTGAATTGTCGGACATATCAATTCCTGAAGTCTGTCCGATACTTGGCACAGCACTTCAAAGAGAACGCGGTAGCCTAACAACGACAGGATGTTCTCCTTCGTTAGACCGCAAAGATAATAGTTTGGGCTATGTAAAGGGTAATGTCTGGGTGATTAGCCATCGAGCAAATCGGCTGAAGCCAGATGCTACCATCGAAGAGTTGGAGGCTCTTCTGGAATTTTTGAAAGGTACAACCCCCGATGCTTCACCTGATAGCCCTAGCAAGTAACTACGCATTTCCGATCCTCAGTGAGTTCAAGCACGAGGTTGTGGTAACCCTTATGGTCACTGGATTTCTCGCGGCGGTCGCGTACCCATTCCGCCAAGCAAAAGCTAAATGGGACGCGATGACAACGAAGCTGGACGACGTTCACAAAGAACTGACGACTCAGCGTAGCAATTGCCTGACGACTCTCCAATCGCAGGGCACCCAACAGATCGAGTTTTTGGAGAAGGCTGTAGATGCCTTGAACGATATCAAGGGCGATAACCGGGAAGTTCTCGGGTATCTTCGTAGTAAACTTTAACGGAGGAACAGTGGCTAAGACCCAAAAAGTAGTGACCTCGAAACCCCAAGTTGTTCGGGACGCCCAGCAAGTTGCATTAAAAACAAACGGACCTCTGACTCGGGATTTCCTTCGACAACATTCTCTGTATAGCGACAAACAGCGAGCGAGGCACTTCGCAACCTTTGAAGAATTACTCATAGCGGCGAACCTCAAACAGACTATTGTCGAGGCCACCCCGCAAGAACGGCTCGCGGTCAAGCAGGCTGAGATTGCGGCGAAGACCAGCGATGGCAAGAAGATGCTGGACGAAGCGGTCAAGAAGATTACTGCCCTTGAAAAAGAGAAGGATGCGATTCTCGATTTGCGAGACCGCACCCCACAGCTAACCACGATTGAGCCGCAAAAGCCGAGTGGCGATAGCGAATCCATTGCGTTCATGATTATGAGCGACTGGCATAGTGAGGAAGAAGTTCTCCCCGGTCAAGTCGGTGGGTTGAACGCCCACAATCTGGAAATTGGTGCGAGGCGTGCGGAGAATGCGTGGCGTGGATGCCAACGGTTTTACGACATCTTCAAGCGGGACACTCATATAGGTACGATTGTCCTCGGGCTACTTGGCGACTTTATCACGAACAGCATTCATGAGGATGGTGCGGAATCTAATCTGCTCGCACCCAGTGACGCAATCTATCGTGTTCAAAACCTTCTGCTCTCGGGCATTCGGTTCTTGTTGGATAACACGACTGCGGACCTCTTGGTTGTCTGTCATAGTGGTAACCACGGGAGAACGACCAAGGAACAACGCATAGCCACTGAGACGGGCAACAGTCTCGAACAATACATGTACTACAACATGCGTGACATTCTGGCGAACGAGCCGCGTGTCAAGTTCCAGATTGCTGAGGGCTATCACAGTTACGTCCGATTGTTCGACGACAAGTACACTGTTCGTCTGCATCACGGGCATGGCATGAACTATGGCGGCGGCGTCGGTGGCATTTGCGTCCCTGTCAACAAAGCCATCAACCAGTGGAATAAGGGAGTGAAAGCGGACCTTGATGTCTTCGGTCACTTCCATACGAAGTTCGATGGTGGAAATTTCATCGCCAACGGAAGTCTCATCGGCTATAACGCGTACGCCCTGCGTATCAAGGCGGATTTCGAGAAGCCTAGCCAGACATTCTTTCTGGTCAACAAGAAATTTAACTGCAAGGGCGTGGTGACGCCTATTTACGTGTAGAGTGATGTCCGACCAAATTCATAATTCGGAGGAGACTATGAGCGAAGACGAACAGCAAGGACGTGTGATTCAGATTCCGTTGGACGGCAGCTACGGCGGCGGTCCAATCGCGGAGTTGACAATCATCACAAGAACCGAAGGCGGGGGACAAAAGGAAGAAACGTTCCAAGTCCCCTACTTCATGATCGACACCAAGCGTCTCCAGTTTTTCAACGACGCCAATCTGATTCTCGGCTACAAGCTGGTCAAGGGTGAGAAGAATCCCCCCGGCCTGAAGGAGCTTGGCCTATGAGCCAGACCAACACTGCACGCCCCGCCGAACAGAGGTTGAAAATCGTAGGCTGCGATCTTGATGATGTTCTCGCAGACTTCGTGGCGAAGTTCATCGACATGGCCAGCGAACGCTTCGACATTCCGACGGATAAGACTCTGCGTCCTATTGATTGGGCGTGGAGCAACATGGGGTGGACGAAGGAACAGGAATCGGCTCTTTGGCAGCAACTCCACGACACCAAGAACTTTTGGATGTCGCTGGACATCTTGCAGGGTGTCAGCCCGCAGTTGGTTCAGTTGTTGTCGTGGAAGACGAAGATGTACTTTCCGACGGCACGAGCACAGAGCATTGGTGCTGATGTCTCCATCCAATCGGCAGCGTGGATCAACGAAAAGTTCCGCGTCAATTTCCCGACCGTTGTGGTCTCGAATGAAAAGGGGCCTCTAGCGGCGGCACTGAAATACGACTACTTCATCGACGACAGGGACAAGAACTGCCTTGAAGTCAAAGCAGCGAGGCCCGAGTGCAAGGTATGCCTCGCGGCGGCAACCCACAACCAGAAGTTCGACGCGGAACCCCACGGCATCGTCCGGGTATCCGGGTTTAACGAGTTTGCACAAATGGTATTGTCGGAGGTCTAGTGTCCCAGCCCGAGAGCAAGACCGTCCTTCCTACGGACGCAGCGGCACGCAAGAATGTACCTATCGCAACAGGAGTGCTGGATTACTTCCCAGCGGCACTCGCAGAGGTTGCCAAAATTTCGTTCGCAGGGAATCAACAGCACAACCCCGGTCAACCGTTACACTGGTCGCGGGGTAAATCAACCGATCACTCGGACACCATGATCCGGCACTTCTTGGAGCGTGGCACGATTGACGTAGACGGACAGCGGCACTCAGCCAAGATGGTTTGGCGGGCGTTGGCAATCCTTCAGATGGAACTCGAAGCCGAAGGCGTCCCGCAAGCAAGGGGATCAAAATGAAGCAGCAATCAACTTTCGGTCCTGACGATAGCGGGCCGATTGACGTAGCCCTCCAGCGTCCCACAGTGAACGCGGAGCAAGGCGAGAAGGTGCAAGCGGAGTCTCAAGCGAATCCTTTGACTCCGATCCTAAGCCGTCACGCGAAGTTCGGCCCGAGGGTTATTACGCATCCGGGAATTGAAAATTAGATGCCTTGGACTCAATCAGAAACATGCAAACGTGGGCATCCTTGGACGCCGGAAACGACTTACACTCCTCCAGAGTATGCAGCGTCAGGACGAAAGCAGAATCGTACTTGTAAGATATGTCGAGATACCTTACGAAACGAGTCACGAAAGCGTAATCGTCTTTGGTTTCAGGAGTACAAGAAAACGCTGAAGTGTGGTCGGTGTCCTGAGAATCATCCGGCGTGTTTATCTTTCCATCACCGAGACCCATCAAAGAAAGAGTTTAAGGTGTCCGGGAAGATGGCACAGGGACTCGATATAGCCAAGCTCGTCACAGAGATTGCGAAGTGTGATGTTCTTTGTGCGAATTGTCATGCGAAAGAGCATTACTATTACAAGGAGTAGATCATGTGCGATTGTGAAGGCAAGTGTTTTGGAGCGTGTTGCGAGAAGTTGTCGCCCGCTGAGATTAACGAGAAGCAGGCCAAGGAATCGCGGTCATGCGAGAAACAAGCTCAGGGGCGGGCAAATCACCCGGCTGCTGGGATCAAGGAACACGACAAAATCGTGTCACGTACGACGGGACGATCCGTTGAGATTAGTCTCGGCCCCAACGGAAATGGCCTCGTACCCGCAAACCCCTTTGCCAGCCTAGCTCAAGCTGGTTATATGCACAGCCATCCTGAAATTCTGGGCAAATCTGGATTGAAAGAATGGGATAGTGCATCTAAGGGCGATCATCTACCAGCCCGCGTCAAGAAGTAAACTCTGTAGGAGGAGTCATGAGTACACCCGCACCCGTAACACCAACAGTCACGCCGTTGACGTGGCTCCAGAAGCATGAGAGAATCGTCATCACGTTCCTCGTCTTGTCTTTCGGAATCTATGGTTGGAATCATTGGCTCGACAAGTCTGCGACGGATGCGACAACGAAGGCCGATATCGCAGAACAAGCCGCTGCACAGTCCAAGTCTGTAGCCGACACCGCGTTGGCCCAGCTTGCTGCACAGCAGGCGTCGTTTAACCAAGCTGAACAAGCTCGGCAAACGTTTGAGGTGTCACTTGTCGTGGCCATCGCATCCCGAGATGCGGCCTCGGCAACTCGCGTCAAAGCGGTCGAAGCTCCAAAGACGCCGACGCAAGCCGTCACTGATGTCCAGTCGGCATACGTTCTTCCGATTCCGATCACCGTGACGAGCGATGGTGCGGACGTTCCAACCGTCGATCTACAGTTGTTCACCGCGACGAAGATTGATGGCGACACCTGCACGGATGATCTACAAGATACACGGACCCAGTTGTCCTCAACGACCGCTGGACTCACACAGGCCACCGGACTCTTGGCGACGAAGGACAAAGCAATAACTGATCTTCAGGATGAGATTACGACGGACAACACTGCACACGCTGCGGAGGTCAAGCAGTTGAAGGCCGACGCACGCAAGTCAAAATTCCATTGGTTCCTAACCGGGTTGCTAACCGGGTTGGGACTACGGTCAATACGCTAACCTTGTTGCAGAGGTTGTGGTATGACTGCGGGTGCCCTACAGCGTGCGTGGCGTGCAACAAACCGCATGTGCGGGCTTAAAGGGGCCGTTAGCTCAATTGGGAGAGCACTCGCCTTGCAAGCGAGAGGTTGCTGGTTCGATGCCAGCACGGTCCACCAAATTAATTTTTGACAATTCTTGTTGACTGTGGTATTCTACAAGATTGGGAGAATACCGATGACAAAGAAAGAATCCGACGCACAATACTATCAAGGGCATAAAGAACAAATCATCGCACGATCAACTCGATGGAATGCGAATAATGCTACTCGTCGATGTACCGCACGACGCAAAGCCGCAGGGCTTTGTACCCGTTGCGGAAAAGTTCCTCCGTCTGTGGGTAAAGTACGATGCCTACAGTGTAACACCCCCCATGTTGCGGCGTCTAAGGAACGATATCGGCGTCATCTTAATAGCGGGGAGTGCCCGTGCTGTGTTGAACATCGTCCGCTCGTCAAAGGAAGGCGGGCGTGTGCGAAGTGTTTACTTGAACGCCAGATTCATGAATTGCGGAAAGCCGGATTGTCTGAGTCTGAGTTGGCGAGAGCGAAACACGCCGCAGAAACCTTTAATGGGTTCTGTCAAGCATGTGGTAGAAAAGATTCTTGTGGGTACTGGTGCCTTGACCACGACCACATACGATTGACTTTTCGAGGGGTTATAGGACAATATTGTAACCTCGCTCTAGGAAATGTGAAGGATGATGGCTACGTCTTGCGACGATTGGCTATTTACTTAGAAAGAGATACCAGATGCCTTGCGGACTCGTAAGAAGCGGAGGATTTAGAAACGGAACCCCGATGACTGCGGGGCATGTGTTTGGCAATCCAGTAGCAGGCCCGATCAATGAACCGTTCGGCAACCCGGAGCCACAATCGAATCCACGCATGGCGGGTAACCCCGTTGACTGGATTCCTAGTCCGGCTCATTTCGGCAATCAAGTTTCGTTCCTCTTGCAGACGGTGCCGCCAGTCATCATTGTTCAACCCGGTTCGTCAGGAAGTTGTGACATCAATCTGACAAATCTCTTGGGCACTAATTCCGCAGAATTGACTTATTTTGGTGAACCTGCGGGAGTGACGCTTTCGTTCTCTCCGAACCCGGATACAACGTCTAGCACGGTCACGGTGACCGTACCGTCCGACGTTCCGGCTGGCAAGTACACGATCACCATTGTGGGCACCGCGACCGCACCGGACCTTGAGTATGTCCAGTTGCATCTTGTCGTGACGTAAGGGAGGAGACTCATGTCTATAAATTACAGTGCGACAACCCCGGCGGCCCCGGCGGGGAAGACTAATGTTGTGTTCCAGAGTGATGGTCGGGGTAACATCTCGGCATACTACACGCCTAGTGTGGGGTTGATTACTTCCCTAGATTGTAATTCATCTACGGGTTTGCAAGGCGGTCTTGACTGTGGGGAGGAATAAATCATGGCACTATTTTTTACTTTTCAGAATTTTCGGGGTACTGCGGCGGATATGCCGACCTTGGCCGACGGACAGTTGTATCTTCAGGAGGACACCGGCGAGTTATGGATCGGGAGTTCTTTAGGTAATATTGAAGTTGGTGGAACTGGAGGGACTGTTACGAGTGTCGCCACGGCTGGAATCGCAACGGGCGGTCCAATCACGACAACGGGAACGGTGACTGTTACGGGATCGGGTTCAACAACAACGGCTGCGACTGCGGATACGAATGTCGCTTCTGCTCCGGCGGGGGATGTTATCACGGCTGACGGCTCTGGCAATGTTAAGGATTCGGGTACTTTATTGTCCTCTTTGGCTCCGAAGGCGTCTCCCGCATTGACCGGAGTGCCCACGGCTCCGACGGCTGCGGCGGCAACGAACACAACGCAACTTGCAACTACCGCTTTTGTTGAATCTGAGATTCCCCTACGGTCAGCGGTAACATCAGTGTTCGCTCGCACCGGGGCAGTGGTAGCTACGACAGGAGATTATACTCAGACCCAGATTTCTGCGGGAGCGATTGCAAATAGCACGACAGCGACGACGCAAGCCGCTTTGAGTAATGACACGAAAGTTGCGACTGATGCTTATGTTGATGCTGCTGTAGCTGTTGAAACATCAAGAGCCGAAACAGCGGAAGCTACTAAACAGGCAACGTTGACGGGAGTGGGTATTGCCCGAAACACTGGAGCGTGTACCGAACTAAGCGGAGATGTAACAACTTCAGGATCGAACGCAGCTAGCGTTGTTCAGGTCAACGGTGCAGCGGTTCCTGCGTCAAAGACGATTGTCGGTACCAACGGTTCCTCACAAATAGTGGATGCTTCTTCGGCAACCTTGAGTAATAACACGACCGGAACTGCCGCCAATTTGTCAGGCACTCCTGCTCTGCCGAACGGCACGACTGCGACCACACAAGCGGCTTTGAGTAATGATACTAAAGTGGCAACGGATGCTTATGTTGATTCTGCTGTCACTGCCGCCGTCCCCTTCCCGGTTCTTTCATCAACTATTACCTTGACCTCGACTCAAATTCTTGCTTTAGCGACAACTCCTATTATGTGTGTCTCTCCGGTCTCGGGTAAAATTATTGTGCCCACTCGTGTTGACTTTCACTATACGAACGGGGGGATAAATTATGCAACGAATTCTTCATTTTTGTTGGAATATCTCGGTTCGATTACTTCAACCTTTAGTTCTTGTGCCGGAACATCGACCACCAATGCAGCCGCTTTTACCGCTGGTGGTGGGTTCGGAAATACCTCGACAAATGGGTTTGCTTCGTGGCAGTTGGGAGCGGGTACGACTTTCGTAGGCAGTAATAATTCCCCTAACCTTGTTGATGCGGGGGTATATGTCGCCGCGACTGCCAATCCAACAGCGGGTAACGGAACCGTAAAAATAGTGGTGTACTATTATCTTGCGACTTTTTAATCAAAATAAAGGGTGGAATCAGATTCCGCCCTTTGATTAATTGTCAAGGTAGACTGAACAGTTTTCAATCTTAGAGCGGCGGTCTGGCGTGGACCGGACTCGTATCTGGAAACCAGTTCAACCGAGGGTACAACAACCTCGCAGTCTTCAAGCACGCATAAAAACACAGAGGCCCGCTGTCAGCATAGTTCCATGATGGAACTATGCTGACAGCGGGCCTTATTTTTTTTTTGTCAGTACCCTAAATCCACGAAGACGATCCGTTTGTTGTACTTTCCGGCGGTCCTCGTGTTGTCCCTGTGGATGTCGTTCATTGCGGTGTGTGCGTATTGCTGCATGAGCTTGTTGATGACTTTGCCCAGCATCTCGATCTTATCCCAGCCGCCGTATCCACCGAACTTGATGTAGTGCGTCATCACGACGATGCCGTGGGTCTTGTCGTAGTACCAAACCTTGGGGAGATGGGCACGCAGAGCTTTGATCTTCTTGAGCTTGTGGACCCGACGCATCTCAGCCCGTGAGTGAGCGATGCCCGACTTGTAGACCGGGGTGCGACCATGTCTCGATTCGTTCAGGGGGAACTTCACGATGAGGTTGGTCCCTCGAATCCGGAAGCTCTCGCGGAATACTCCAGAGCCGACGTAACGTCCAAGCAGGCCCAGAGTCTTGAACTCTTTAAGTGATGTCGGACGATAGGTCTTTATCTTTCGCAACGCTTCCTGAGTCCGCATCGACATCCCCCTTCAGTAACAGCTTGGCCCGCAGCCTTTCAATCTCGACTTGTCTGATAGTCGATGGCAGCGTGGCGTTGTAGACCATCTTGCGTTCATACCCGGACAAGACTTCGAGTCGCTTCGCTATGAGCTTTTCCGCAGCCTTGAGTTCGGCCAGCTTGATGACATCAGCAGCGGAGCGATGCTCGGCCCGCATGTTGGTCATAATCTCGATTCCATCAGCGAAGACCTCACGAAGTTCACTGTAGTGGTCGAACCTCGTTCCTACCCCATCGAGCGGAAACATCTTTTCTAACTCGGTCCTGTAATCGGCCTCGCTCATGATGTGAACTCCCTTCTCTAGAACTGAGATATCTTATAGCGTTGGACAGCAGGGTATTCCTTGTCTGAACTCATCTGCTTCTGCCTGTCGTCTCCTGAGTAACCCCGCCACTTCTACCCCGCCCGCGTGATCCCATTTTACAAATTCGTCAGCGGCAATGAGATAGTTTCTGGCGTTGAGGTCTTTCAGAAGTGTAGAATTATTTAGGTTGCCCCGCCCAACGTTGAATGCAAAATCCACTAAACTATCAAAAATAAGTTGCGTGATTGGGGCAGTAACGTACTTGTTCACGTCCGCTTGGGCGACCTCGGTGTCTTCCAGCAACCAAGCAGTCGCCTGCTCTTGTGTGCAGACCATTCCCTCAGTGACTCCGAACGTATGCCCGTATCCGATGGTGAGCACTCCCACAGAGTCCAGGTAGGCTACGAGCCTACACCCCTCGAATCTCTCGGTCAGTGCGGCCCCGCTTTTTGAATAAGTCATCGTTGGGTTCATTTCAATTTCTCCGGTAACACGTCGCGGACGCCCTGCAGTTCATGACAGCCGATTCCTTCGACCATGTGATGGCTCTTCGTCTCGTAGACAAGCACCATCGGGTTGTGGTGTCCGGCGAACAACTCGCTCGGATCACCGCAGAAGCACAACTCCTCCGTGTACAAAGTATACGTCTTCAGAGGTTGAACGCGGACGACCATTCCGTAGTTCTCAGGCTTCCCCGCGAACTCGACGTTGGTGACGTTGCCCGCGAGATAGCTGTTAGGGTTCGTCTGCTGCATCACGACGCCGATGCTGTCATGATGCTTCGCTGTTGTTGTGCAGTGCCCTTGCCCCACCAGACAGGCAAGCAGCATGACAGCGATGACGACGAAAACGCCCCGGCTGAAAGTCTCCAGAGTCATGGACCCTCCTAGTCGTTTTTGAGAAAGTCGTTCGAGACCCACTTCAGTGAGCAAATGCTCTTGCGAGTCAGCGCTCCGCCTCTGCCCGGACGATAGTCTCCCCGTGTTCAGCACTCCGGCGGATGCTGACACGCGTAATCCGATTGTCTGGCACTAGAGTCCTTGCCCGTCTTCGCTGGGGCGAGAATCCGCCGGACGTTTCTCCGGGCGGATATATCGTCCCTCAACTGACGAGTAGTGCTCATAATGCTGGCATTCATCCGGGCCACGTTTCAGCGGACGCACCTGAGCATTGCCAGACACCCGAGCATTGCCAGACACCCAAGCATCGCCAGACACCTGAGCATCG